TAGTACTTGGTATTCCATAATAACCACATTTTGAACCATAAATTGGATAAGTTTCTCGTGCGTCGCTTCGATATAAATTTATAAGAGGGTCTATTTTGGATAACATACCTACGTTTTGTCCGGTAGATGTATCAGTGCCTTTTATCAAATAAGGTAAATATTCATGTGAAATCGATGTTCTCAACATATTTAATTCATCACATCCCTCTATTTCACATATATTTATGATATCTGGTTTTAAATCAGCTATAATTTTTGATACATAAGATAAATGTATTTCAGCTTCAGTACTGTTTTTCCATGTACACCCATTTCCTGGACAATCAGAACTAGCATAATAATCTATAAATAACCATTCAGTATTATATTGAACAATTCGTAATGTTGTTTTATTATTTCTACGGTCATTTGAATTCACTGGAGCGATATAGCATTGAGTATCTGCGGCGTACGACAAGTTATGGAAAAATGGTAAGACGATAAAGACCAAAAATAGAATTTGATAAAACATTATCTATAATATTCGCCTAATATTATAGATTCAAAAAATAATTATATTAAGTATTTTTGTAAAACTCCAACATTTTCTGTTTTTGTTCATCATAATTAACAATAGGTTTTGGATATTTTATATTTTTATATTTTTGATTTTCGCACATTTCATGCCATCTATGAATGTCTTGTGGAGCAACATCATTCAATTCTGGAACCCATTTTTTAATATATTCAGCTAATTTATCGAATTTTTCACTTTGTATCCACGGATTCATATCACGGAAATATGGTTTCATATCTACACCAGTTCCACTAATACCTTGCCAATTACCATTATTCGACGCCAAATCGTAATCAGTTAATTTTTGGGCAAAATATTTTTCTCCCCAACGCCAATCTATCATAAGAGTTTTAATCAAAAAACTAGCAACTGTCATTCTACCTCTATTATGCATATATCCAGTAGTATTGAGTTCTCTCATACAAGCATCTACTATTGGAAAACCGGTTTGTCCGTTCTTCCATTTATTAAAATTGGTTTCATTTTTACTCCAATTAAGATTTTTATATATTTTTTGATAAGAATTGCCAACTACATTTGGATAAGCATATAAAACATGGGCAAAAAATTCGCGCCATAAAAGTTCTCGAATCAAACCATGTTTTAATCCAAAAGACTTTTTAAAAAAATGATATACTTCCCTTATAGATAAACACCCAAACTTTATATATGCTGAAAGGAATGTGGTTCGGTTTATAAAGAAATCGCGAGTGTCATCATAGTGTACTTGTTCTCGAAGTGCCAATTTTAATCTCTTTTTTCCATGGATTCTACCCCCATGTACTAATATATTTTCATTGATTTTTGTGAATTTTTCCATTGCTTCTTTTAATGAAATTTTATGGTCAGATGGATAAATTCGAATTTTTGCTAGATTGAATATTTTATTTAATTTTGGGGATTCCACTGGCAAATCAATTGCCGCATCATAAAATGGTGTATATTTTTTATATGCCGTTCCTGAATGTGCTGTACCAGTTTTGATACTACCCGGTTCATATAAATAATAATCAGAATATGATTTACATTCAATCAATAATTTATCGCATAAACTAATGGTTCGATTTGTGCGTTCGATAGCATATGGAGTATAATCTTTATTAAAAAATATGGCATTTACATTCAAAAAATGTACCAAATTACGTAATATAATTGTTTGTTCTCCATAAAAAGTCATAAGTTCTCCACCATTTTTTTTAATATCACTTGATAATTCGGTTAAAGATTCTATCATAAATTGTATGGAGTTTTGTGAGCGATAATCATTTGACTTACCAACTTGGTCAGGTGTAAAGATAAAACAAGTATATAATTTTTCACATTCTTGACTAGCATTTATTAATCCGATATTATCAAATAATCTAAAATCCCTATGGAAAATAAATAATCCAACTGGTATTTTTTTCATGTATGATATATTATATTTATATTATATTTATAGCTAGTTATTTTTATATATTTTGAAAATACATAAAAAATTGAACATTTTGAAATCATTTATTATAATCATTAAATTATACAAGAATGTCATATAATTATACATTAATCGCTATTGAAAACTATGAAAAATTTGAATTTTATTTTATATTATTACAAGAATTTGTTATTGAATTAATTGATATATTAAAAGTAAATATTATGTTATTATCCCCGATTGTTCTACCATTACTAATTGGATATATTATTGGAAAAATACATTATAATAAAAATACTTATTATGAAAATATGGAAAATAAAATAACCGAAATAAATAACAAATTAGCGAAATGTGATAATTTAATAAGTGAAACATTTAATAATGAATTGGATAATATCGATTTTATCATCAATAATAATTATAGTAAATTAAATCAACAAATTATTGGTACATATAACGAATTAGAATCTATAAAATCTCATATAAATATTATGAATGAATTATTATGTAGTGAAATAAATAATAATAATATTTTCAAAAAAAAGATAAATGAAAAAATAGATATAATTGATAAACAATTGAAACAATTGGATAATCGTATTGTTGATATCGAAACAAAAGAAAATTATGTATTGATTGGATATAGAAAAAGTACAGATATTCCAGTTTTCGTATCAACAGAAATTACGAAAATATCCAACGAAGAAATAAAAAAATACCATTTACAAGAAACTTGTATCATTTTACCATTATTAACGTCATTACCAAAATTGAAAGAAATTCATATGCAACAACTCGAGGGATTATGGTTGTCCTTCGATAAGATAACATTAAAGAAACCCGGGTCCGATAAATTAATGTATGCTGGCATGCATATACCGCCAGGAAGTCATTATACGCTTCCAAAAGATAGTCTATATAAACATAATATACAAAAAATAGAAAGTTTTTGTAATTCGATTGATGTGAAGCTAATAATTGAATAACGTTCAATAATGTTCGTAAAATAATAAATAAAACAAATATAAAAACTTTTTTGTATTAATAAATAGAAATGGCTGATTTTTTTTCCAAAATTAATAATATTATGCTCATGACATGTCAATTAGGCACAATGATAATTTTCAATAGTTTTAAAAATATGTATATGTATTTAAAAAATATAGACTATAATGATGTTGCGCTCAATATAATAATATTCTATAGTAGATTTATTGAAACCGTAAAAAAATATTGGTCAGAATTCTATAATTTTCATCCGATAATTACAGATTTTGTCGATAATGTATGTTATTTATTTCGATTTTTCATGGCGATGATGGTTGACCAACATATAGAACCAATGGCATCGAATTGGGTTAATACAAGTATTTTATTGAAACGAGATACAACCCGTTTCGAAGGAGAACCATATACATTCGTTGAAAAATACGATATGATGAATATGTATATAATAAGCGATAATGATAGTTATGATTCTTTTTTTATCAATAGTTTCAAAGAAGCATGTGATTGCGCAAAATCAATCGCTTATAACAATAAATCAATAGTTGAAAGTTTAATTACTATGAAATTTGAAGAACAATATATCCATTATACTTTTTATAAAGAAAACGATGAAAATGACCCAGTAACATTACCATTGATTCCATGTAAAACTAAGTTTTTAACAGTGGAATATACTCATCCAAGAATGACTTATGGAATATTTTTAGAACTGGATAAAAACGTCTATTATGCGAATAACGAGATTCTTTCGCCACTTTTTATATTAAGATGTTTGAAATATCAATCAAAAGCATTTGTATTTGATATGAATTATAAAATAAAAATTTTAGACGAAAACATTCATTCTTTTGAACTAACTAGTAATCAACATATATTTTTACATAAAGCATCCTATAAAGTTGTTTCAAATACTAGTAATCAAACAACTAATGCTAATTCCGATACAAATAATGACAACTAAAAACTACAAAACTTAAAAATAATTATCGAAACTATATAAAGAATTTTCTAATTATAATATACGGGCGTAATCACAATGGATGCAGTGAGTATTCCTACCCCACAACATTCTTTGAATGATAAATGGAATTATTATTTTCATTTACCACACGATAAGAACTGGGAGTTATCCAGTTATACGGTTATTATGAAGGATATTGATACTGTTGAAAAAGTGATTTCGTTAAATGAAACAGTAAATGATAATATTATCAAGAACTGTATGTTATTTGTTATGAGGGTTGGGGTTACGCCCATGTGGGAAGACCCACGAAATCGTAATGGTGGGTGTTTCTCATTTAAAGTAAGCAATAAAGTAGTGCCAGATGTTTGGCGTAATTTATATTATGCTTTATGTGGCGAAACATTATGTATAGAAAAAAAATACAATAAACATATCAATGGAATTACGATTTCACCAAAAAAGAATTTTTGTATTGTCAAAATTTGGTTAGATACGTCTAATTATCAAGACCCAAATATAATTTGTAATATCCCAAATTTATCGAAACAAGGGTGTTTATTTAAGAAACATGAACCTGAATTTTAGACAACTGAAAACTTACGATTGATAATAAATCAGTTTTATTATCAATAAAATAGATTTTTATATTATTCAGATATTCAAATCCATGATGAGACGGACTATCAAAGTAAATACTATAGCATGAACGACAAACCCTAATAATGTAGGGCATCCATCGCTACCAGCAATTTTACCTAAAAGGCCAGATAATAGTGAATTGACAAGTTTGTATGTGAATGGATTGAATATCAACAATACTATTATTGTTGTATAAAGAGTATATTTCCATTTGTTATAAGAGGCTAAAGATTGATTTTCTTTTATTGGTTGAGCGGAATCGGCGGAAGGCATTGAATACAATAATTGTATATATATTTTATTATAGAAAAAATTGTTATTATAGAAAAAATTGAATAAATATATCAAGAAATATATTAACAAAATATAAAGAACCAAAACTATATGAAAATGTTCACCCGTTATATTCCATCCGTTAAAGAAACTATTGTATACAAAAAAGGTAGAGATGCTCAAGATAATTTTGATTTAATTGATGCGTCAAAAGATAATGATATTTGGTTTCATATTCATGGTGACTCTTCCGCACACGTTGTAGCTTGTATACACGATTTAGAAATTTCTTTAGATAAAAAACAATTACGAGATATTATAAAACAAGGTGCTGTAATATGTAAAGAGCAATCCAGATATAAATCATCTAAGAATGTCCCTATTGTTTATACTAGAATACAATATGTTCAAAAATCTACACCTGTGGGTACAGTAAGTATTTATAATGGGAAAATAGTAACAATATGAAAAACCTCGATATATTAATTCTATGTGATATATAATAAAAACGTCAATGGATTCCAGTTATAATAAAATAATAGATTCTAGTAATAATCGAATAAATAACTATTCACCAGATTGGGGTATTATGCTTACATTACAAGGTAGTCTTAATTTAAGAATTGGTACTCAAGCATGGAAAAAATACATAAGTGCCGCTTTTTGGAATTATATATCAACACCAATTAATTTTACAATTACCCTTTTCACAGCTTTAACTGCTGGACAAACCGGAACACAAACTACATATTTAACCGAAAAGCAATTATTCATAATGTTATTTGTATCTTTTTTGCTTTCCATCATAAATACTTTTTTCAAATTGAAAGAAAAAGCCCTTTTGAATTATGAATCCTCTAAAAAATACGATGAATTTGGTGCGAAATTCGAAGAGATTTATTATATGCCATTATCTTGCGAAAGTGATTTGAAAATGAAACTAATTGAATATAAAATTTTACAAGAAGAAATCAATAAATATTCACAAAAAGAAAGTATTGAGAACGTAAATTATTTTACGGAATTGATTTACATATGTTTTCATTGTTTCTTTGAAGATAACCTGAAAAGAATAAATAAAAGTGATAGATTTTGGTATTTAGATGGATTAAGCCCTGATACTGGTCGCAAACGTAATCCTTGGAATATAAACACAAAAGAATATTTTTTATATGATATTTCAGGACAGACTGTTTATTTGGACGACGAAGAAATAAAAGAAAAGAATGATAAATATAAATTAGCGTTAGATAGATATAGTAAAAAATCGAATTTGGCGCATTATAAAGCTATGTCGAAACGTCCTGTTTATTATGATGTTGAATCAAATTCTATCGATTCTTATGGCAATGTTAATCGAAAATTAAACAGAGAAGAAATAATTGAAGATATTAACAAACGAGAAAATGACCGGTTGAATGAACTTAAATTAACGTTTGTAAAGGATAAAATAGAAAATTGTTTAGAGAATAAACGCATGACCATTCGAAAAATTAATGAAGTTACAAAAAATTCTTGATTTTATTTATATTTATATAAAGAATTAACCGTATATATACTATATAAATTTATATAATGTATAATATTGATTTACGCAGTGATACTGTAACACAGCCAAGTGATGAAATGCGACAATCCGTTCTACATTGTTCAGTAGGAGATGATGTTTATGGTGAAGACCCTACTATAAATGAGTTACAAGAAACAGCCGCCAAATTATTCAATAAGGAGTCCGCTTTATTTTTCCCATCAGGAACTATGAGTAACTTGGCTGCTATATTATCTTGGTGTCCAAAACGTAGTTCTGAAATTATAGTTGGAGATAAAAGTCATATTTTTTTATACGAACAATGTGGTGCGTCACAATTCGGTGGTGTTTCTTTAAGAACCGTTCCTAATTTATCAGATGGTTCGATTGATATCGAAACTATCAATCTCAGTATCAGAGATGATGATATTCACGAGCCAATTACATCACTGATTTGTATTGAAAATACACATAATGCTTGTGGCGGACAAGTATTACCATTAGAATTTTTACAAAATTTAAAAATGTTATCTTTAGACAAAAATATTCCTATCCATTTAGATGGTGCGAGAATATGGAACGCATTGACCTATATGAATAAACCGCCACATGAAATCGGTGAAATGGTTGATTCCCTAACTGTTTGTTTATCAAAAGGTCTTGGTGCACCAATTGGCTCGTTATTAATTGGACCAACTGAATTAATTCAAAAAGCAAAACGTATTCGAAAAGTATTGGGTGGTGGTATGAGACAAGTTGGAGTAATCGGTGCTATGGGATTAATTGCTTTAAAAAATTTCAATGATGGAATTCTTTTACATGACCATAATAAATGTAAATTAATAGCGGATTCTATTAGTCAATTAGATTCTTTTCGTATAAAATACAATGTAGTAACTAATATTATTTTTATCGATATTCTATCTTATGATAAGTCTTGGAAAGAGGAATCTATATCTAGTGAGGTCGCTTCACTTTTTAGAGAAAAAGGAATACGTGTTAGCGCTTGGTCACCAAAAGTTATACGCATCGTATTACATAAAGATATAAATGATTTACAAGTAGAATATATAATCAAAATTTTTATTGAAATATCTAATTTGTTATCAGGATAAAGTTCTATATTGATATTATTATCAATATTGACCTATAGTATTATTATGCTGGTGGTAACGGTGCCAAACATAATTTGATTTCTCCTAATGATGCTACATCATATTTCACAATGAGAGGTAAATCATTACCAAGATACATTTCCAAATGACTACATAAAGGAGTACATTTGATAAAATGCGATAAAGACTTTAGGGAAAATTCACCTTGAATAATTACAGAAGCATCGGATTTCTGTAGAAATTCCATATTTCCATCCGATTCAGAACGGAAAATTTTAGAACTGGCGAAATTTCCTTCACAAGAAAAAATCAAATCATTACCTACCGATTTTATTTCAATACGGTCTGAAATGCCATTCAAATCACGAATAATTTTTTGGAAATCAGATGTAGGTAAATTGATTACAGTTGAATATTCAACATCTGGTACTACTAACTCCTCCATATCTGGCTCAATCAAACGTAATTTTTGACTATAACATTGTTTAATATCTCCATTATCGTATTGTAGTCCAAGATGAGATACGATACCATCATGATAATCAGATTGGTCAATATACATAGAAAGCGTATCATCATTCGACATGGTAGAAATGACTTTAAATAAATGTAATGTATTCGCACAAACGATAATTTTATCCGGCTTACAATTGTATTGCTCGAATTTATGAGAATTCAAAATTATATTTACTAATATTGTATGTGTTTTATCAAAATTGATTATTTTCATACCATCTTTCGTATATGTGATTGTAGCATCTGTGAGAATATCTTTAATAGCTGTAATCATATTTCGAATGGGCTGTATTTGAACAGTTTTAATAGTTAATACATTATTTTCTTCGTTCATTTAGCAAAATTATGGAATTATAAATAAATTGTGCGTTTGTTTTTATATTTTTGTTTAATAAATTATATTTTGAGGTTTTATTTATTCTTTCTAGTATATTTTAGACATTTTCCTTGTTTCTTACATGTCTTTGTTGCCAAACGTAATGCCTTACTTTCTGGCTTACATTCAGAGTGTAAAATATAGTAATCAACGATGCTAGCATTTCCCCCAGCAATAGCACTAGCTAAACGGGCAATTCCCCATGATTCTGCCGTTTGATTTGGTCGAGAACCGCTCGAAAAATATGCTCCACGCCCTTTATTTACTATTTTTTCCAATCCTTTACGAGAACATTTGGTTTTGATAGCAAGTTCTCGAGATGGTGAAATATTTTCGGTTTTATATATTTTTCTAGCATTGTCTAAATGATGAGAAGGTTTAGAATGAAATGAATCTATTTTAGGACGTTGGAAATACTTACCCTTTTTATATAATCTTCGAGACTTTTTTAAATTCAGGAATTGTTTTTTTTTATCCTTACGAGATATATTTTTAGGAACATATCGTTGTGGAATATTCAAAGGATTTTCACCAGGTATCTTTATTAACATTACTGATATATAGTTAGAAAAACCCTAAAACAAAAATATTTTGAAAAACCATATAAATAGTTTTATGTATAATATTTTATAAATGAATTTATTGGTTTCGGTTTCGTTTTCGGTTTCGGTTTTTTTATTTTTTAATCTTGGTTTAGCAGCAATTATTCCACTCGATAAAACAAATAATTATAAAAGTATAAAATTATGTAAAGATTGTCGTCATTTTTTACCTACATTATATGGCGATAAATATGACTATGGAAATCATTTAGGTAGGTGTAATTTATATGGTAAAATAAATGTTATAAATGGTGAAATTGAACATGAATATGCTTCAATTGTTCGTAAATTTGATCATATGTGCGGAATAAATGGAACTCAATTTGAAAAAAGTAATACACATGAAGTGGGAACTCATGGTTATCCATTATAAATTCGTAATATTATGATATATCGTGTATATTATAATATTTGATTGAAATTATTATTCGTCACGTATAATTTCATATTTACCTTTTTGATATTTCAAAACACCAATCTTAATTAACCCGCTAGAACTACCACTTGTTACTGCTTTTTCGTAACTTTTAAAATTATATAATTCATTTGTATCCTCATTTAAAGCATATTTTTCACCATTTATTTCGACGTCTATTGCCGCCCACATAACAGGAGCAACATCTAACCCACTTTTTTCATCTCTATCTTTTTCTAATGATGGATAGGATGAAAATTGATTGGATTCTATTTTGCCAAAACCATAACATACTAATTGTTCTTCTTTGCTATCTTTGTTATTTGATGTGAGTAGTGAATATAAACTACAATCAACCGCTGTTTCTTTCACTGCTTGTAAAATCTGGTTATTGATTTTTTCTTTCAAAGTAGCAATTTCAAATAGAGTTTCATCAGTAGTTACCGGTGTTTTTTTATCAATTCTACTCAAATCCCGAATACGAATTTCAATATTTTTCTCATCGGTCTTTTGTTGTTCGCTCATTTGTGTAAGATATAAAAATACTTTTACATTTCGCATAGCGACTGGTAAGTCTTGATGACTACATATACGACGAGCACGACCAATAACTTGTTCAATACGGACCATATTCCAATAAGGTTCAACAATATGAACAAATCGTGTATTTCTAAGATTAATTCCTTCCGCACCAGACGATGTAATCATAATAATTTTAATTGCCTCGCCATACATATTATTTTCAGAACGTTCGCGTAATTTTGTTGCGATACTCAATGGCACGAAATCCCACATACCATTATAGATATTACGAATAATCTCTTTTTCTTCCGCAGTTTCAGTACCAGTATAGAGAACAAATTTCGGTTTATTTACATCTTCATCTTTTTCAATGATTACCCATAAGTCGTTGTTTTTAGTTATTTTGAATTCAGCGAAACCGTTTGCTTCTAATATTAATTTCATAATACCGATTCCTTCAATAGTACGGAAATGACTATATAATAAATGTAGACCTTCATTCTCTGGGTCGGATAGATTTTCTAATATTTTCGAGAACTTTGGACTAATCATTGGTAAGGCGGATTTTGATAAATATCTACTTTCATTTGTTTCTTCATTTATTTGACTTACATCTTTCAATGCCTTTTCTATACGCTTAACATAGGTAGTCATTTCTTGTTCATTTAATACGTTTTCTTCATTTTCGACCTGTTCTTCATCTGGCAATTCATAATCATCAACCATCGACATTTGTTCTTTTGGAATAGCGTCAAAATCGGTTTCTTTCAATTCTTGATTTTCTTTCAAATTTGGAACAGGACGTTCTATGGATGGAGGGAATGTAAAATTACATGCTGCTCTTGAGAAAATACGATATGTCGATGATATATTATACATTTCTTCATCTTTTCCGGCTTTTCTTCGTTTGTTTTTATTTGCCTTTTTCTCTCGGTCAGCCTCTTGTTTTCTAATTTTTTCATAAATACCGAATTGTTGTGGGCTCATATCTGTTTTCACTACATGGTAAATATCCCCATTTTCAGTTTTTACATAACTTGGCAATAACTGTTCTTGCGCACTTCTGAAATAAGACGTAAGACCTAATATACGACGTTGGAATAAGTTAATATTCTTAGCATTTCCTGTATCTTCATCTACAAACATGGATAAAAATGAATCACTTTCATCTGGTAACGCTTTGTATAAAGTTAGTTCTACAGAGCCACGTTGAACATCCAAATTATATTTGGGGTTACTTAATATGGTTACTATTTTATCAATAAATTCAGTATCGCTCATATTACCATTTTCGTCTAAGTGAACACCATTATATCGTTCAAATACATCACCTGCTCCTCCAAATTGTTTTTTTGTTGTATTTTTTGGTTTTGGTTTATCGGTTTTTGGTTTTTCGGATTGGTTATCTACTTTTTCTCTTTTTTTCTCTGTTTTTTGTTTCTCTGTTTTTTTGAGTGGACCTGATTTTTTAGTATTTATAAAACCAAATGGATTTCTTGTAATGGTTAATTTATTATCACTGAATTCTACATAATCGTATGTTCGAAAATTTTCTTTATCTAGAATATTCAAAATAGTATCTGTATTAAGAGGTTGAGATGTTTTGGCGAAAATACGTAAAGACCACGTTTTTATATAACCACGTAATATATTAAATAAAACACCTATTTCATTAGGATAATTAATAATAGGTGTGCCGGTTAATAGCACAACTCGAGCATTAGTCGCTTTCATTAAATAATCATATAACATATATGAAATCGAATCCTTCTTTTTTATTTTATTTACTATAAGACGTACGAAATTATGGGCTTCATCGATGATTACTACAGCATTATCAAATGGATTATGTGTAAAATTACCGGTTAATAATTCCATTTTTTTCATGTTCATACCATTATAATTAATATCAGTATATTTGGTTCTTATCATAGCATTCAATTGTTCATCAATTTCCAATTGTTGTTCAGTCGTTAAATCAGTATATTTTGGTTCAGATGCTTTTATATCTAATAACCAAGCTCCTCTCTTTTTGATAATAAAATCAACTGGTAATTGTAATGCTTTTGATAATATATTTATATATTCCGGATTTTTTGATGTATGTGCCTCGATAAATTCCCATACCTGATTTTTCTTATATAATGGGTCACCACATTTTTTCATTTCACTGAAAAAATTCATCTTTAATGCTGCTGGTGTTAAAACAAACACTCGTTTATCGGATTTCATACCTTCTGCCAAAGCAATACTACTACATGTTTTGCCACTACCTAGGCCATGATATAACAAAAGTCCTCTATAAGGTGTATACAAATTTAAATAATCTCTTACTATTTTTTGATGTGTTAATAAATCGAAATTATCATTTTGAGAACGTGACTCACATGAAACCGATTCTTCATTTGCCGTTAATTCTTTTAAATATGGATTTAATAAATTAGTTAATTTTTGAACATATATTTTACGATTATTCATATAATAAGTAGGTGCTTTTATAATTATATGTTCTCGTTCTTTTGGTAATCTTTCACTAACTTTTTGATTATGAATTAATGCGGTTGTTAAATCCAATGGTTTTGAGATATCTATTGCTTCTCCTACCACTTTTATTTTACGAGGTTTTGCTGTTTTCTTTCCGGTTTTTTCGTTTTTTACATTAATGGGTTTGGTCTTTTCTGCGATTTCTTCTTCAATTATTTCATTGATAGTGGTTTCCTCTAATTCAACAGGTTCTTTTAATTCCACTAATTGTTCAAAATCCCTTTCTTCGTGTGTTGGTGGAATTTCGAATACGTCTTCTTTATCTGGTTCATTCATATCAATCATAGTTGTTTCGACGATAGGTTCGGTTCTTTTTTCATGTAAAACAATTCTTTCGCCTATTTTTTTTGGAAATGAAATGGCAGGAGATGGAACAGGCACATCCATTGTATTTGGAATAGTAGGTTTTAATTGTAATTTATCTTCTTTTACCGCAAAAATATTATCTTTTCTTAAACGGTCTAAAAAAACATTTCGATTTATTTTTTGAATTTTACTTTTATCTATAATAGTTACTGGTGCTACTGGTGCTACTGGTGCTACAGGTACAATAACATCGATATTTGGTTTTTCAATGGTCGGTTCGATTTTTTCTACGTCTTTTAGAACAGGTTCTTTCGCTATTTCTATTTTTTGGGGTTTCAATTTTATTTTTATTTGTTCTGGTTCATTTGACATTTCTTTTTTTTCCAATGCCAGAAATGGATTAAATGGACCTTTTTTCATTTAAAACTTATATATATTAATAACATTATTTTTATTCTATCCACTTTTTCATAAAAATCATTATTTTATGAAAAAATATACTACGTCGTTAAAATTCTTGTAATAATCGTATTGCTATTTCACATGCGATTTGTTCAGCTTTTTTCTTTATTTTATGTTGCCCTTCCCCTAAAAATATTAATACCTTATTATGGTTTGACATATACTGATGTATATCATTATACGATTTAAAATTACTAATATGAATTGCTTCCGTTTTACTTACATTATATACATTCTGTCCTAAACATAAATAAACACCCATATGATATCCTGTATCTATATTCTGTTCTGTTACTTCTATATAATCAGGTGTCACCTTAAATTCCTTCTGTATTTTAACCTGTAAAATGTTTTTATAATTATCATCATTACGAATCAATGAAATCCAATCTACGTGTTTTTCAAATACACTTTCGATAAAAACCTGAGCCATTTGGAAACCCGGCCCTGTAGTGAATAAATTTTTAAACCATTCATCGTCATCATGAATACTTATTTTATTGAAATCCAAAAACAAAGCGCCAATAAATGACTCGAATAAGCAACCTAATTTTTTTAAATTGGTTCGAATTTGTTTAGCCTCCGCATTTTTCGATAATATAAACCATTTATGTAATCCCATTTCATATGCCATTTTACCAATCGATTCGTTTTTTACCAACGCTATCTTTTTTTCTGTCATAAACCCTTCATTTTCTTTAGGAAAACGACGATATAAATAATATTTAGTAATACATTCTAGAACTCCATCCCCTACAAATTCTAAACGTTCATTTGATTTAGTATATAACGATAAACAATCGTCTGGTTTAGGAACTATAATTATATTATTGGATTCATTTTCAATGTTTGGTCGTTTTATATAGGAACGATGAACAAAAGCTCGTTTGTATAAATTAATATTATAAATCGGCACATCAATTCCATAATTTTTTAATATCACTTTTATTTCTATTTCTGTAATAGGTTTATTTAGGGAATTATATGGGTCAAAAATATAGGTTTCTACGCCGAATTGATTTTTTTCTACACGGATATCTTCGTCAATATTCATGTTATTCTGAAAATAAAATGAATATTACAATACTATTTTATTATCATGAATTCTTTTTATATTATTTTAATTTATCAATTTAGTAACGAGAAAAATATTTAGTTAGTATATATATTAAAAATGGTTTTAAGTAGCTCCAAAAGAACAAGTTCAATTGCTAGTATTACTAATTACAATACTGGTGGTGGAAACAAAAAGGCTGGCTTTCCTTATCAAGTAGGTCGTAATTCATGGTCATCAATCGGTATGGGTGCTGGTAGTTTAATCAATGGTAGATGCTGCACATTGAGAAGGGCAAATACTAATCTTTTTCCTTTAGCTAGACAATCTAGACCAGTTGGTGTATCACCAGCAGCTATTCATTATTGGAATTAGATTCTCTAGATTTATCTAGGTTCTCAAATATTATAATTATTTTCATAAAAACAATATAATGATTTCATATTCATCATTATATTGTTACTGAATTTGCTATGCGTATTATTATTGATGAGCGTGAAACCGCTTTATATGAAAAATGTATCGAATTGATATCTAGACAAACGAAACCAACTGACGTAAAAGTCGAAAAACAAGTTCTCCCTATCGGCGATATTTTATTCAAAACCAATTTGGATAAAGATTTATTGATTATTGAGCGTAAAACTTATATGGATTTATTAGCATCAATCAAAGATGGTCGGTATGAAGAACAGTCTTATCGTCTATCACATTCGCTTGATATACATCCACATTCTGTTTTTTATTTATTAGAGGGATATTTGACACAAGTATATAATCCGGTTGAGCGTAAAATTATTTATTCAGCTATGACGAGCTTACAATTTTTCAAGGGATTTAGTATTCAACGCACAGCCAATATATCAGAGTCCGCACAATGGATTCTATATATGGCAGAAAAAATAGACCGCGAATTTACCAAGGGACATTTTCCTTATTATTTTTTACAACCTTATACAAGCACTCCTCGAAATGGTGCTAAAAATGTTGTAAATAGTATTATTGATTATGAGAATGATGGTCAAAAACAAACGGAAAATGTTCTCGAAAATACGATTATGATGAATGATGTTCCTGCGAAAGTATTAACTACGGCGAATTATTGTTCGGTAGTTAAAAAAGTGAAAAAGGATAATATTACACCAGATAACATTGGTGAAATAATATTATGTCAAATACCAGGGATTAGTTCCGTTACTGCGATTGCTATTATGAAACAGTTTTCTAATTTTCCTACTTTTATAGAAGAATTAAATAAAAATCCTGGTTGTTTAGATGGGATTGTATTAGAATCGAATGGTAAAATGCGTAAAATAAGTAAAGCTGTTTGTGATAATATTCGTCGGTTCTTGTTGAGTTCTTTTGAAGATGGGAATCAGGAATAGAAATATGATTTTTTATTTACGACGAGAACCACGTTTTTTATGGGCGGTCTTTTTATGGTGTTTTTTATGGTGTTTCTTTGATTTATTTGATTTTGATGATTTTTTGTGGGTTTTGCGTTTTCCTCCTAATCGTCGTCGGTCACTTCCTCCTCCTGCGGCTAAGTTTGGGTTTTCTTTTTTATGTTCTCTAACAATTGATTCTAGTGCTTTTAATAAGTTATCTAGTTCTTCAGAACTCATATCATCTTTTTCTGATTGAAGAATCTCATCTACTATTTCACCAAATAGGCCCGAGTTTGTAGCTGAATCAAATACAATAGATACAATATCTTTTGATACTTTATCATCTTTAGGTAATAACTTAGATAAAAAATTATAAAGTTTTACTATGTCTAATCCTGATTTTAATAAAAGCGCTTCATTAATTACTGTTCTAACCTCTTTTCTTGTATTTGTTTCTTGAGACTGTTTTATTAATTCTTCTGTTGATTTTTTTATTTCAGCTGATTTAATTATATTTTCGTTTGTTTTTCTTAGAACTTCTAATGATTTTTCTTCCTCCTTGTTTTTTATTTCGTCCAAATTATTCAATATGTCTCCTTGTATAATTGATGCTTTTGTTTGTTCAATTTCAAGAACTTTTCCATAATATTTACTTATAAAATCTGCGTCTAACAAAGCAATAACATTAGATGATTCTTCTGGGTTTGTTAAAATATTTGTGGTAATATAAGCAAATATACCACCAAGAATATTAGTATATAAATTAAATGGATTGCTCCAAAAACTTCTAACATAACCGAAAGTTCCTGCCAACGATGTTATTAACGCACCAAGTAGCATTGGATTAGACAAAATTATTTTTATTTTTGAACTTAAATCAAGACTAGTGTATTTTTCGCCTAATTTAGTAATAATATTATTTATTATCTCTATAAATATCTGTGGATTTAATTTATTTTCAAATTCTTGAGTCATTGCTTGTTCTTGTTCTACTGGTGGCCAAGGCCCAGTCTGCTGGTTTTCAATTTCTGGCGGGCTTTCAATTAGTTGTTGGCTATTTACAGCAGTTGTTATTGCCGAAAATGTTTCACTTTCATTAATACTTTGTGTTAAAATCTCGTTCAACATATTTTTAAATTCATTATCATTAACATCAAATTCTTCTACTGTTAATTCTTCAATTTCTTTTAAACCACTATCATCAGATTGAGACATTATTATTAAAATATATATATTATAATAATAAATAATTTCCACCTAAAATCTATTACAAAATATCTTTGGGCATATGGAAATTTGTTATACTAGGATAAAAAGTAGTTTTTGGGGTGGTTAATACTGGACGCGTAACATGTCTTTCTAAATATTTTCCAGAATCAATCATTTGTTGTGTATATGTAGTTCCTGCCCAATTAGGGTCCATTGGATTATCACTGATTTCATTTTTTTGTGTTTTATCATGAATTATGTCTAAATTAGTATATACCCCAACATATTGACTAGTAGGGTCAAATCCCGGATAATTATTAGCATTATATGGATAATTTTTACGATTCGCATCTTTTATCGTAACGATTTTTTTATCATTTTCACTCAAATTTGCCATTTGTGGTAATCCACCTTGTAAATCGAATGGACTCGGTCTCATTCTAAATACATCTTCGCCTTGTGTATTGGATTCTTGTTGTAAAAACAATACTGGACAATTTATTCCTTTTGAACGTTGTATCTCTAAATAATTTATATATTCGTCCATATTAAAAAATGGTATAGGATTTTTACCATCTACAATTGGTTGATTTTTATTATATAACATCAATACTTTTCCTTTTCTTACTAATAAATTTGGGCATTTAGAATCACTCGAAAAATTATTGGATAACGTTTCGATTTTACTTTCTACTGTTTCTAATTTGGTAGTCTTCAAAGAAAATGTTGCGTATAAATACATACCCAATAAAAATGTTATTAATAAAAATATAATAAAAAATAGGGTTATTGGTTTCATTTATTATAATACGAATACTTATAATATATAAAGAGGAAAATTCTCAAAAATATATTGTTTTATTTAGTAAGATTTTCTATCGATATTATATAAGTAACAAAAATGCCAAAAGGTTCTCATAAATCAAAGAAAAATCATAAAAAGAGCACCGCAAGAAAAACAGCAAAAAAACAGAACAAGACTATAAATAAACCAATTATTGTCGGTCTAATTTATGCGGAATGGTGTGGTCACTGTAAAGATATGAAAAAGGATTGGGAAAATTTGACAATTTTTCTTAAAGGCAAAGTAGCAAAGATACATGAAATTGAATCCACGGATGCTGACAAAGAATCAATAATCAATAAATTAAATAACAAATACAGTGGTGAACGATTACAAGGAAATAGTTTTCCTGTTATTTTCAAAATTAAAAATAATAAAATCCAAACATATAACGGAAAACGTGATTTTGAATCTATGAAATCATGGGTTTTCGCTGAAAGCGAACCAGAAGACGTATTAGAAATTATGGAAGAACGAGTACTTGAACCTACAGAATATAATGGTAATAAAGCGAAATCAATGGTAATGGAATTCTTGAAACGTATTCGAGGAGGATATCAATACAATACTCCAAAAAGTCCAAACAGTCCTAAGAGCCCAAAAAGCCCTAACAGTCCAAAAAAATCAAAGAGTTCAAAGAGCCATAAGAGTTCAAAAAAATCATTATAAATCATTATAAATATACACCGTTGAATAATTATCCGCTGTTCGGATAATTATTCAACTAAGTTACCAGTTACCAATTTGAATAGAGCTCCCCTTATGGGTGCGGATTCAAATCCTCACTGGTATAAATTCTATCAAAAAATTTATATTTTATGGCAAAATGATTATAAAAAATATGGCAAAACCCCGTCAAAAAATTGATAAATATTATTGATAATTTATCGAATCCATTTAAATATAAAACCAATACTAATACAAAATGACATCAGAAACCAAACCATCGAATAAAAAGCTCGCTGTTGTAAAATCATTTCGATTATTTGATTTCAATACTTACGATGAAGTCCCAAAAAAAGAGAATGAAAGTGGAAATGATTCTAATTCAGATAACGGTTCTAATGACGACCCATACAAACGTAAATACTCAGCGAAAGATGAAAGCGTTTTCGTAATCCAAATGTTTGGTATCAATGAAAAAGGTGAGACTGCTTGTTTATATATTAGTGATTATGAACCATTCTTCTTCATAAAAGTCGGTGATAATTGGACGGAATATAACATGAATTGTCTTATTCGAGAAATTCAATCCAAACTAGAAAAGCGATATAAAGAATCCATCGTATCATACGAGCTCGTAGATTACCATAAATTATATGGATTCTCTGGTGGTAAGAAAAGCAAATTTATTCGAATCGCATTTAAAAATACAATTGTTATGAGAAAAGTGAAAAATTTCTGGTATGCTTATGTTAAAAGTGAAACTGGCGATGAAAATCAGCGAAAACAGGTCGATTTCATTTTTCAAGGTGCCAAATTGGAATTATATGAAAGTAATATTCCACCGCTTTTAAGATATTTCCATATTCAAAACATCAGTCCATCGGGCTGGGTATGTTTCAAAACAAATCGTGTTTCAAAACCTACAAATAATACTACCACTTGTAAGTATGAATATATATGTCCAAAAAAAGAACTTATCCCTATGCCAGAAAAAGAGGTACGAGTTCCATATAAAATATGTAGTTTTGATATTGAAGCTAGTAGTAGTCATGGTGATTTCCCCCTACCTATTAAAACCTATAAACGTTTAGCGACTAACTTGGTCGATGCGTTTATAAGACAATCACAATTCATGGACCTAGATAAAGCCAAATTATTACTACAGAAAGTCATTATGACTGGATTTGGATTTGATAGTTTTGATGATGTAGATTTAGTATATCCAAAAAATCCTCCACCCAAAGAACGTGTAAAATCAATGATAAAAATATTAAAAGAAGAATCATTGGAAAAAGCCAAAAAATCAAACACAGAAGAGGATAATTCCAACCTATTGACGATTGATTCTATTTTCGAACAAATGAAAGAATTTCAACAAGCAGCAATAGAATCAGAAGGAAATGATGGATTAGCAGATAACGAATCCGCAATGGTTGCGAATACATCTGGTGTTGACGCTGTAGCATATTCACATAATAAATATAAAAAAAAAACAAAAATCGAGAAAAAAGCCACTATATTCGATATATTACTCAGTGATTCATTCGATAGAGATGAAAAAGTACAAATATCAAATGAAGTATTAACCCGCCTATTTCCTCGTCTAGAAGGTGATAAAGTAACATTTATTGGTTCTACCTTTATGAAATATGGTGATGCTGAACCGTATTTGAACCATTGTTTAGTTTTAGGTAGTTGTGATGACGTAGATGGCGCTGTAATTGAGAGTGTTGAAACGGAAACCGATTTACTAATGAAATGGACTGAAATAATACAAAAGGAAAATCCTGATATCATCATTGGATATAATATTTTTGGGTTTGATTATGAATTCATGTTTCGTCGAGCACAAGAAAATCATTGCGAACACGATTTCTTATTATTATCTAGAAAAGTAGGCGAACTATGTGCTAATTCACCACGTGATTCTCCAAATGAACTCACTATCGAAAATAAAAAACTAGTTATAGCAAGTGGTGAATATGATTTACGATTTTTCAATATGACCGGTAGATTACAGATTGATATGTATGCGTATTTCCGTCGTGATTTCAATTTATCATCTTATAAATTAGATGATGTAGCCGGACAATTCATTAGTGATGATGTAAAGAAAACCGTATGCGTTGAACATCCTACATTCGGTAATGCTACAGAATTATATAGTCAAAACTTGATGGGTCTCCATGCCGGTGATTTTATTCATATTGAATTAAGTAGTTTTACATCGGATTATTATAAAGATGGACAGAAATTCAGGGTCTTGGAGATTCGTAATGGCGTGGAAGTCAATGAAACGATAAAGGGTAAAGAAGTAACCAATAAATACAATGTTATTTTGATAGGAGGCCACGAAGAAATCGATAAATCGAAATCCATAAAATGGTGTATGGCAAAAGATGATGTAACACCACAAGATATTTTCCGTTTGGCAAATGGTAATTCGAGCGACCGTGCTATCGTCGCTAAATACTGTATTCAAGATTGTAACCTAGTTCATCATTTGATGAACAAAATCGATGTTATTACTGGATATGTTGAGATGTCTAGTATTTGTAGTGTTCCTATTAGTTTCTTAGTATTTCGTGGTCAAGGTATAAAACTCACTAGTTATGTAGCTAAAAAATGTAGAGAAAAGGATACGTTGATGCCTGACTTGGATAAAGTTACTGATGCTGATGGATATGAGGGCGCCATTGTATTGCCACCTAAATGTTCGATGTATATGGATAATCCCGTAGCATGTGTTGATTATTCATCTTTATATCCATCATCCATGATTAGTCAAAATTTCTCTCATGATAGTAAAGTATGGTCAAAAGAATATGATTTAAAAGGTAATTTAATAAATGTTAGTGGAGAACGCGATTCGAAAGGGAACTTTTTACACGATAATATTCCTGGATATCATTATATTGATATTGATTTTGATACCTATAAATATCTAAGAAAATCGGAAACCGCTGCTGCTACAAAAACCAAAGTTGGTAAAATGATATGTAGATGGGCACAATTACCTAATAATCAAAAATCCATTATGCCATCTATTTTGGAAGAACTATTGAAAGCAAGGTCGGATACTCGTAAAAAAATTAAAACAGAAAAAGACCCATTTATGCAAAATATTTTAGATAAAAGACAACTCGGTTATAAGGTAACAGCCAATTCTTTATATGGTCAATGTGGTTCTAGAACATCAACATTTTATGAGAAAGATGTCGCCGCTTGTACAACTGCTACTGGTCGTATGATGATTATTTATGCTAAACGTATAATTGAAGAAGTTTATGGGGATATGGTATATGAGACAGCATGTTTCGGGCCAGTTAGAACAAAAGCTGAGTATGTATACGGTGATAGCGTAGCTAATTATACTCCAGTATATGTAAAAGTAAATGGAATAATTGATATTGTTACAATCGAGCAATTGGCAGAAAAATATGGTAATAATAATTGGGTTGTTTGTAAAGAAAAAGGAAAACAAGAAAAAGAATTCTGTGAATTGTATGGCGTTGAAAGTTGGTCAGAAAGCGGTTGGACAAAATTACATAGGGTTATTCGACATACACTAGCTCCTCATAAGAAAATGGTGAGAATTTCTACGGATCAAGGATTAGTTGATGTTACAGACGACCATTCATTATTAGATATATTTGCGAATCCTATTACACCAAAAGATGTTACTGTTGGAACTCCTCTTCTACATAATTGTTTAAAAGATATTTGTATTCATAATCCATATGTAAAAAATGATTCTATTTATATTTATCATTGTCAAGATATTATTACTGCCGCAAAATATATAAATTATCTAAATAGTAAAAATCATTTTGAATATCATATTGAGGCAAGAGAAGATAATTCTGTTATCATAATGCTTGACAAGACGAAAAAATATAGTAATAATATTAAAAAAATGCAAGAAATCGAATATACCGGTTTCGTATATGATTTAACAACTGATAATCATCACTTTGCTGCTGGCGTTGGTAATATGATTGTTCATAATACGGATAGTGTATTCTTTACATTTAATCTAGAAAATCACAAAACTGGCGAAAAAATACGTGGAAAACCAGCATTAGAAATGACGATTGAAATCGCACAAGATGCCGCTAAGTTATGTAGTCAGTGGTTAAAACCACCTATGGAATTATCTTATGAAAAAACATTGATGCCATTTATATTGTTATCAAAGAAGAGATATGTCGGTATGCTCTATGAAGAGGACCCGAATAAAGGTAAAATGAAATATATGGGGCTTTCGTTGAAACGTCGTGATTCGTGTGATTATTTAAAAGACGTATATGGTGGTATTCTTAATATATTGATGAAAGAAAACAACATCAAAAGCGCTATTGACTTTCTAGAACAATCATTAGTCGATTTAGTTGAAAGTAAAGTACCAATGGATAAACTCACTATAACAAAAGCCCTGCGTGGTTATTATAAAAATCCGAATACAATTGGTCATAAGGTTCTAGCAGATAGAATAGGAAAACGAGACCCTGGTAATAAACCCAAACCAGGTGACCGTATGAAATTCGTATTTATTGTGAATGACCAACCAAAAGCATTAATGGGTGACAAAATAGAAACCCCTGAATTTATTATACAGAATGGTTTAAAAATCGATTATACACATTATATTACGAATCAATTAATGAAACCGCTACAACAATTATTCGGGTTGGCATTAGAACAAATTTGGGAAATACAGAATAAAAGACCTGCTATCAAAACATATCGTAAAGAAATAGAACAATTAGAACATGAAACGCCTGATATGGAACAATTCATGAAAAAGAAGGAAAAATATTGTTCGTTGAAAATAAAAACATTATTATTTGATAAAATATTGAATCGAATCTATAATGAGAAAAATCGTATTCAACCCATTACATCGTTCTTTGGTAAAAGATAAGACACCCAAATCAAATAGTTTCTGTAAATAGTTTCAATAAATATATATAAATATTTTTTTTCATTATTATATAGTATATTCTAATAATGAAAATATTATCCGATATGGTAAAAACACGACCGGAAAGGAGTGGATATAAAAAAATATTATATGAACAACATTTAGAACGCGTAAAAAATAGCAAATCCATAGTCGATACTGGGCCTCCAACAGTTTATCCATATGGTAATCGATGGAAAATAAAATCACAAATCGAAAAAAGAAAAATAGAAATCGAGAACCAGTTGATGATAAATAGAATCGTCAATAACAATGATAAAAATATCGATAATGAATTAGATACATATATAGAAGATTACGCATATTTCAAACGTAAAATGGCTATACAAAAAAACATTTTCGATACGGATTTAATAAATCAACAAAATAAAAAACTGGTTAATAGATTATGTAACGCGAGGTCTTGTTATAGTCGCAAAGAATGTGAAAATGATTATCAAAAACATAAAAAAATAATAAAAAATATGTCGCTTTATCCAGAACAATATTGAATATACATATATATATATATGTCTGTCTGTATAAATGAGTACTTTATACTATTATCAAATGATTTTTCTCATTTAGTGTTGTTTTATTTTTATTAGAAAAATACAAAAAGATACAAAAAGATATAAAATTATATTATAATAGTATAATATTATAATGTACAAATACGCATTCAATATCGTAAAAGGTATAATTCCTAAGATTTCAGAAACAGAAATTATAGCACTCAAGTCAGGTGGTGTATCTATCGATAGAGAAATATTCATGGGTAAGGTGAATTATACAAATTTATACAAATCAATTTTGAAAACGGATGAAAGTCCTATGGAAAATGAAACAAATAATTTATTGCGGAATGTAGGTAAAGAAAATATTTTTCCTAACAAAAATATAACAAAAATAATGGAACAATTGGGTAAAAATGGTTTCTTAAGTATGATTATAGATAAAAAATACAACGGAAATCGTTTGAATATATCTTCTCAATCAAGGATTTTATCAAAAATATCATCATATAATCCATCATTAGCGGTAACGGCTATGGTTCCAAATTCGTTAGGTCCAGCTGAATTATTACAACATTATGGAACCGAAGAACAAAAGGATTATTTTTTACCGAAATTAGCAAATGGAACTATGATACCTTGTTTTGGATTAACTGGACCGAATAATGGTAGTGACGCCGTAGGTGAAATAGATAAAGGGATTGTTGAAGTTATTGATGGAGTGCCAAAAATAAAAATAACACTTAATAAACGGTATATTACATTAGCACCGATTTCGAATCTTATTGGCATAGCATTCAATATAGAAGACCCAAATAAAATACTAAAAAATAAAAAATCTGGTATCTCCGTGGCATTAGTTGAAAATTCACAACCTGGACTTATGAATCTTACATATCATAATCCAAACAATGCTGGGTTTCCGAACGGAACAATCAAAGGAACAATATATATTGACCCTTCTCAAATAATAGGTGGTGAAGATAAAATCGGCGAAGGATGGAAAATGTTGATGGAATGTCTTGCTGTTGGGCGCGGTGTTAGCTTACCAGCTACTGCGAATGGTTCGTCTAAATTCGTTACTCAATCAATACTGAATTATATAAACATCCGTAAGCAATTCAATATGAATATTGGTAATATGGAAGCAGTTAGAGAAAAATTCATAGACATGTATTTGAATACATGGATTATACATACATCTGTACATTTCACAAATCATATTTTAGATACTGGTTCCACACCGTCTGTTATTACTGCTATTATGAAACAACAAACGACAGAAAGAGCTAGAACTATTTTAACTAATGGCATGGATATTTATGCGGGTAGTGGTATATGTGTTGGAGAAAATAATTTTTTTACTAAATTTTATAATGCTTCACCTGTTGGGATTACGGTAGAAGGTTCAAATACATTGACAAGAGGTCTCATTATATTTGGCCAAGGACTTAATAAAAGTCATCCATATATATTCCCTATTTTCCAAAGTATTCAAGAAAACAATTTGGTCGAATTCAAGAATAATTTAGATAAATTGATTTATGGTATTGTTCTCAATTATCTTGAATTGATTAAAAATAATTCACTTAATTCTATACCATTTATTAATAATAACTCATATCAACATAGATTAGATATAGCAACATTGAAATTCAGTTTATTATCAAATTTTATAGCTTTAATGGGTGGAAAAATAAAATCAAAACAAATGATATCTGGAAATATGTCTGATATTTTATCTAATTTATATTTGTCTTATAGTGTATTATGGTATTATTCTCAGCATCAGCATCCAAATGATACAACCATATTTTTAAGAGATGAATGTTTGAATTATTTGTTGAACGATTTAGAGTATAAAATGAATTTGATAATAGAAAATTATCCATTTCCTTTAATGAAACCATTGTTATATCCTCTCAAAAATACTATTTTGTATACGAATTTAGAAAAAAAGAACAAACTATATCATATGATTATGAAAAGTCCAGAATTACAATCTATTTTCAAAAATGATATATATTTTGAAGGTACGGTATTAGAAAAAATGGAAAAGCTACGTAAAATAGACCCAAATACAGAAGAGTATAAAACATTGTATCAAGATATTATAAAAGTAGGCGAATATACGTTATAATTTACATATAATATTACGATTTCTAATGACATTTTCATTGAACGTCCATAAAGAAAAATGAGACTAATTATCATTTTTCGAATGAAATTAATCCTCCCACAAAATCAAATTCTACAAAGAAAACATATGCTGCTATAACATGGGCTTTCTAAATGTATATAACAAATATATTGAATAATAAATATATTTGTTATCTAAAAATTATTCGTACTCTGGTAACAAATCACCCATACCTAAATAATTATCAGATGCGTCGTAATATTCATGATAATAAAGTGGTATTTCTATGCGATATATTAAATTATTGGATATATCAGTAATGGAATCAGTATCAGCATCAGCATTAGGATTGGGATTGGGATTGGGATTTGTATCGGCATCGATATAATTATTCATATAGGAGTTCAACATTTCGTCTAATGTTCTCGACGTATTATTTATAATATTATTTACGATTCTATTCACATTATCAGCAGTATCATTAGTTCTCTGAGAACCAGATATAGATGATAGATTTCCTATATTATGGTCGACATTGTAACTATCACTATCACTATCACTGCCTCTGTCACTAGATGGCTGTTGAATGTAATCACGAATATCATATCGACAAACTGGACATCGTACATTACGTGTAAACCAATTTCTCAATGCGGGTTCTTGGAAAATATGACCACATGGTATAATTTGTCGAACAATATCACCATTTTGAAACTCATCTAATGTAATTGGGCATGATGTATTCATATTGGCTGAACTATCAGAAAATTCAATATTTCTAGTAGCATTTGTAATTTGTGCTTGAGATGGATATACTACAACATCTCGTAAATTATTAAAAAAAGTTCTACCTAGTCTATTAATAATAGGGCGGTCTGAGAATAAAATACTAGCATCATTATTTAAAATACTACTAATTATACTTGGTATTTGTTGTGTTTGTTGTTGTGGTTGTTGTTGATGTTGCGGATGATGTTGCTGTTGCTGTTGCTGTTGCTGTTGCTGTTGTTGGTTTTCAGAAACAATTGGTCGATTATTCATAGGATTTCTTGGAGTGGTTTGAATCGGTCTTAATGTAAAAGATGTTCTATTATTTGAAGGCGATGCGAATAGTCTATTTCTAGATTGTCTTATATTATACATAGTAGTTCTACCTGTACGGTTTTGGGGTGGTTGTCTTTGTTGTGTTTGTTGGGGTGGTCCTGAATATGTTTGTTGTGGTGGGTGGGATTCTGGTTGTGGTTGTGATTGTGGTTGTGAAAAATATTGATTCTGTGTATTTTCAGATAGTTGTGTTGTATGTATAATATTTAAAAAATTCCTTATGTTTTCTTGATACTCACGCATATTTGTATTATAACCGACTAATACATCTCGAAGAGCATGTATCATTGACATGTTCTCTACATATTGTTGGTTATTTGTCTGTCTATGGATGTTTTGCTGTTCATTTATAGGTTGGGTTTGTTGGCTGTTATCTACATAATTATTAATTATATTCTCGATAATTCTCTCAAATAAAACTTCATTCGAGGTAGCATTTACTAATTCATTAGATGATAAAATATTTTCATTATTATCCATGTTTAAATATAATATAAAGCGATTTATCTATATATTATTATACATAAATTAATATTTTACAAATGGACTTATCAAAATATCAAGGAAAAGGATTGTCTGGATTAGAAAACTTAGGTAATACTTGTTTTTTGAACTCTTGCTTACAAGTAATAAATCATACATATGAATTACATGCTTTTTTAGATAGTGAAAAGTATATTAATAGCATTAAAACAAATATATGTGACTCAAATATGTTGAAAGAATGGAATGATTTACGTAAAGCAATGTGGAGTTGTAATTGTGTAGTAACACCAACAAAATTCGTTCATAACGTTCATAAAATCGCAATTGAGAAGAAAAAAGATATTTTCACAGGCTGGGCTCAAAATGATATGCCAGAATTTCTATTATTTTTCATGGATTGTTTGCATAATAGTATTTCGAGAAAAGTGAATATAAGAATAAAAGGTAAAGTAAAAAACTCAGTGGATGCTATGGCAGTTCAATGTTATAAAATATTAAAAACTACGTATTCAAATGAGTATTCCGAAATAATGGATATTTTTTACGGATTGTATGTATCAGAAATTATATCAAAAGATGGTAAGATACGTCATGTTTTGAAACCTGAAAGTTATTTCATACTTGATTTACCGATGCTAGATAACGACCGTTTGGCTAATAATCTATACGATTGTCTTGATATGTTTATTAAACCTGATGTTTTAGATGGTGATAATGCTTGGTTCAATGAAAAAACTGGACAAAAAGAAGATGTAGTTAAACAAATATCATTCTGGAATTTTCCCAAAGTATTGATTATCATGTTGAAACGATTTAGCCCAGATGGAACACAAAAAATTAATAGTCTTATTGATTTTCCACTAGATAATTTGGATTTATCGAAATATGTACGTGGTTATAATGCTAGTTCTCATGTATATGAATTATTTGGAATATGTAATCATATTGGAGGTGTAATGGGAGGACATTATACTGCTTTCGCAAAAAACGCTGATAAAAAATGGGCTCATTATAACGACAGAAACGTAGAAATCGTTGAAAACCCAGAACAAATGATTACTCCTATGGCTTATTGTTTATTTTATCGTAAAAAAAATAACTTGGTATAATATATTAGTTTTATAAATACATGTTTAGTTTTTTGAAATATTTTAATAATAATGATAAAAATAACTACGAAGGACTCACCGATGCCTCTTTAAATATCAATAAAATAACTTCTGATATATCTGGTAATATTAATTCAGCAAAAAAGACAGCAGATAAAGCAAAAGACGATTCGAAAAAAACTAATGAAAGTATCGATGAATTAGGAAAAGCGATTTTCAATAAATCAACTATTATTTTAGTAATACTATTTTTAGCGATATATTTTATTGTTTATTTCATTTTAGGATTCTTTTTGAATAAGGGTGGCGAATCGACTAATTTTCAAACCAAAGTTAGTCGTACATTTGATATTTTTATCTTAGTAGCGGTTTTAATCGTAGTCGCGTTATTTTTCTATACCTATTCTGAAAAAGAAAAAGAAACGGTTTTTAATGACTTATTTGAAAATACAAAAGAATTTATTGATAGACCTAGTTCTATTTTAGTAACTGGTTTCTTAATAATTTTGTTATATGTAATTCTTTATTTATTTCGCATTCCAATGACTCAAGAAACAAAACCTTTTTTTGTTTACTTTATTGAAAGTTTAGCATGGATTGTATTTCTTGTTATTGCTTTTGTTAATTTTTTCAAATATGTTCTCGGTATTTCAATAACGGATATGTTATCAAAGCTTTTCGACCCAAAAGAAGATGAAAAAAAAGACGAGAAACCGGCTCCAAAACCAGTCGATACAAACGAAGTATTCAATATATCTAATAATTTATATACTTACGAAGACGCACAGGCAATATGTAGTTCTTATGGAGCAAAACTAGCAACATACGAGCAAATAGAGGATGCTTATCAAAACGGTGCCGAATGGTGTAACTATGGTTGGTCAGATGGGCAAATGGCGTTTTTCCCTACACAAAAAGCTACTTGGACAGAATTACAGAAATTTCCAAAACATAAAAATGATTGTGGAAGACCTGGTATAAATGGCGGTTATATCCATAACCCACATGTCAAATTTGGGGTTAATTGTTACGGTAAAAAACCAAAGGCAAATCCACAAGATTTATCCTTATTAAATAATAAAGGAAAGAATTTATTCCCAAAAAGCGAAGCTGATGTGGCTTTGGATAAGAAAGTGGAATATTGGAAACAAAATGGTGATAAAATGTTGAGATTGAATTCATTCAATAATGTCAAATGGAGTGAATTTTAGGTAGAAATCTATCCACGTAAATTGATATATTAGAAAAATATTATATCAATTATATTATATATATGTCGGCCGAAGAGTCACCTGTACAAAAACCAAAAAGAAAATTTACACCTACACCTAGACCTGGTCTTACTATTTCTCTTAAATCTATTGATGATATAAAAGACACTACTCCGATTTTAGAAACACCGATTAAGAGGATTAGGAGTGTTTCTAAACAACCAATTGTAAATCATGATAACAATAATAAGAAAAGAGAATTAATAGAGAACATTAAAAAGTTGCATAGTGAAATTGTAAATAGTGAAAATGTAAATAGTGAAAATGTAAATAGTGAAAATGTAAATAGTGAAAATATAAAAAATTATATCGATAAATCTTTTTCATTCTTTCAAGGCACAAAGATAGGCGATAGAACTGATGAAGATAAAATACTAGCGGAAGAAATAAAAAACACAATAGCTTCCCTCGAATCAAAAAATTTGTTAGATACTGAAAAATTAGAACAAAAAATACTTAATCGATATAATGCTATTAAAACTGGTTCTCGTCGTAACACATTTGGAGGGAGCAAAATCAAAAAGTCTTACAAAAGAAATACAAAAAAATCAAAAAAATCAAAAAAATCAAAGAAATCAAAGAAATCAAAAAGAAAACGGAGTATCAAAAAAAATAAGTTAATTGGTGGTGGTATTGGTTTCAGTAGTTTTTCTAATTCTAGTGATTATAAACCAAAAAAATATACAATAGAATTCGGTAAAGAATATAATGAAGATGAAGATGAAGAAATTACAAATTTGAATATGATTGCCGATAATGATAACATTGATATGGATAAACCTCAATTAATTTTACCCGATGGAAAATATTATGGTGACATTGAAAATAATGAACGAAATGGACAAGGTGTTATGAAATATACAGGCGAAGATGAATATATAGGTAACTGGGAAAATAATGAAAGAAACGGTATGGGAATTATGAAATGGGCTGATCGTATAAATAATATTCGAAACACCGACCCATTCGATAGCGAACCTAAAATATATGTCGGTGAATTCAAAAATGATGAATTTAATGGACATGGTAAATTAAAATATAATGGTTTTACTTATATAGGCAAATGGAAAGATGGCATGAGAAATGGTTACGGATTATATTATAATAGTAATATTCATTTTATAGGTGATTGGGAAAATAATAAGTTCAAAAACGGGACTATTTATAGAAGAAAGTCTGGTTTTATGGATGACCCAAATCGTTATTATAATGAAGTCGAGTATTATTATAATGGGAAAATTAAATCCTCACTACCGAATACTTACAAAAGTATGGATTATTATTTGTAAATATATATAGCATTTTTATACACTATATATTTCAATCGCAGTATCCTGTCAGTCTATTCGTTTTTTTTAGATAGTTGTTTTCGTGTTTTGGATTTTTCCTTTGGTTTTTCGTCATCTTGATTTTCTTTATGTTTTCTAGTTTTATATTTTTTTTGTTTTTGTGCCTTCGTCAATACACGTACTTTTGATAATAATTTATCAAATATATCCTCATGTATAACCTCTTCTGATTCTTTTGGATTTCTTTCTTTTATTTTTAAATCAGTATATTGAGAACATTTCATAGGTATATTATAATTATATACCAAACCAATAGGAATTACCTTGTTTTCTAGCTGTTCTACTTTTGTAATAATGGATATATTATCGTGTTTGTCTAATTTTCCATTACCTCCTAATATCATTTTTTCTTCATTCGACTTTTCTATGAAATTTACTATAGGAAAACCTGCCGATACGATTTTTTCGGTATTATCAATATCAAATGTATTATAAATATATCGTTCAACAATAGATGGTATTACTAAAGACATTTTGAATATTATTATATATTTTATAGATATTTGTAAATGGTGTTTATTTTTTATTCGTAATTATTTTTACATCTAGAGAACTTGTTATTTCACGGTTCTCTTTCAAATATTTTATTATATAATCTACGTGTGATTTATCGGGTATGATTTTTGCTAAATTGGTTTCTATATATCCATACGTAAGTGGCGAATATTCTTTTTTTTCGTAAATTCGTAGTTCTCCATTTGTTATACCTATTTTGGTAAGTGAATTTTTTTTTGTATATTCACAAATCTGTGTAGATAGTTCTGATTTCATATTACGCATTGTTTTTGTTTTTTCATTTACTACTTTTAATTGCGATTCAATGAGAACCCATTTTTGTACATTTTCAATGAATTCTTTTTTTTCCATTTCTGGTGATTTTGTAATTTGGTTTTCGTTTGACATAATATTAGTTTTTACTAATATTATATATTTTTATAAATGTTTATACATTTGTTTATACATATTCTTTTTTACATTTCATTGTTTTTTTACCTGATTTTTTTCCTGATTTTTTTCCTGATTTTTTAGCTGGTGCTTTTGGTTCTTTCTTCATGGACATTTTACCTGCCTTTTTAAGTGCGGATGCTTCTTTTAATGCTTGACCATAACTATACTTTTTATTTGTCTTACGCTTTTCGCGGAAAATCTTTAAAACAAATTTATTCCATTCGGTTAATTTGCGTTTTCCACCAGTGGTTTTTTCACCGTCTTGAGTCTCTGTTTCTGCTGGTACTGGTGGTGTTAGTGCTGCTGGTGGTTGTACTGTAATTGGCGCTGGTACTTGTTCTCCATCTATTTGTGGTAGAATATTATTATTTTCAGCCATTGATTTATTTTATATAATATTATCATATTTTAATTTTCCATATTTGAGAGTCTATTATTTTTCGCCAATAATCTCAACAATAAAAACAAATTCGCTAAAATGATAAAAATCAAAAATACATTATAAAAACAAATAAACCAAATATATACATAAATTTCATTATAAATAATATTCACGATAGGTTTTATTATTTCTTTTACTTCTTTACGTATATTTTCACTATTAAAAAATTCAATACAACTATCTTTTATATTCTTCATGTTCTCAAATGCTTCTAAATATTTCGAATAAATTTTAGAAAAAATTCAAACGTATTATTCATATTCGTAATATCTCACTAAGAATTTTATACAAAAATTATAAATACATTCTTATTCGATGAGTGAAATATATGATACCGATAAATCTTTCGATTTTGATAAATTAATATTGACAAAACCAACTTTGATAGGCGGTGGTAATTATTTTATACGTTTTTTAGTAAATAATAATCATCTTTATGTACAACCACCTAAATGTATAACAAAACAAGGTTTTATAAAAACTGGAAAACGTTACTATATCGATTTGATGTTTACTAACGAGAACGAAGAATTTATCAATTGGATGGAGAATTTAGAGAACCATTGTCACCAATATATCTATAAAAACAGAGCAAACTGGTTTGATAGTGAAATGGAATTACATGATATTGAGAACTATTTTACATCACCTTTGAAGTTATTCAAATCCGGTAAATTCTATATTGTACGTGTTAATGTTACAAATGCTTTAGGAAAACCGAATCTAAAAATCTATGATGAAAACGAAAAAGATGTGAGTTTAGAATCTATTAATGATAAAACCAATGTTATTTCTATTTTAGAAATACAAGGTATCCGTTGTTCTACAAGTAGTTTTCAAATTGATATCGAACTAAAACAGATGATGGTGCTAAAACCAGATAATTTATTTGAACGTGCTTTAATCAAAACAAAAAATACAGATATGAATAAAAATACTATACCTTCCGATACTATCGATAATAAAATAGAACAAAATAATTTAGGGAATTCTATTGACATTCGAGAACCTGATAATATTGAAAATACTACTATTGAAAAACAACAAGAATCTATAGTTATTAATTCTATTCAAGAAGAAGAACATACGATGATTCAAACACAAGACCTAGAACCACAAAGAGAACAAGAACCCGAACAAGAACAAACCAATAATATTGAAATGTATATCGATACATCGAATCAAGAACCCACCGATAATGAAACACCCGAGTTAAAAACAATCGATGGGATGGAAGAAATCGAATTTAATTTAGAAGAATTACCAGATACGGATACTATTGTAATAAAACAAAGAAATGATGTTTATTATAAAATGTATAAAGAAGCCAGAAAAAAAGCCAAACTAGCCCGTGATTTAGCACTTTCGTCTTATTTAGAGGCAAAGAAAATTAAAAATACATATATGCTCGAAGATATTTCAGATAGTGATGATAGTGATGTAGATTTTGATAGTGATGATGAATATGATATGAATGAAAATACTAATTAGTATTCACAAACTAATGTAAAGTATTTTAGCAATTTTAAAACAAATCAAAATAAAAAATAATTTTATCCACCGATTATATAAATAGAATGTTTAAAGCTATTCAATCCAAACTTCGTGGTCTTCCAAAATTATTCAAAAAGGAAACCATCCTTTTTATTATTATTCTTGTTGTTTTAGGATGGGCCTTATATTCATATTACGGTTCCAAACTTTTAGTAAAAGATAGTATGGAAACAGGTGCTCCTGCCGGACCATCTGCTCCTGCTCCTGTTCAAGGTTCAGCATCAGTAGTTCCTGCTGCGGACGCAAAACAAACCGCCGGTTATTCTCTACAACCTGTAGCTAATCCTTCTGAATTACTTCCAAAAGATAAAAATAGCCAATGGGGAGAACTTAACCCATCAGCAATGAACCAAGGTGATGTTTTAATGCCTGACCTTCTTCAAGCTGGTTATCATATTGGTATTGATACTATCGGTCAAACCCTACGTAATGCTAATCTTCAATTACGTTCAGACCCAATTATCGCAAAAGCCGATGTTGGACCATGGCACCAAAGTACCATTGAAGCCGACCTTGCTCGTGTTCCATTAGAAATTGGTCAAGGTCCACGTTAAATATTTTCTATTATAAGATAATTACAGATTTCACATAATAATAACAAATGACTGTTTTTATTATTATTATTGGTGTTCAAACATGTTACACCGTTGAAGATTTCAATCCGCACAGCGGATGAATATTCAACTAAGTTACCAGTTACAGATTTGAATAAAGGACCCATTAGGGGTGCGGTTTCAAATCTTCACTGGTATAAAATACATATAATATATATAGTAACCATGAATAAAAGTGATATTTTAGGATATTTTTTTGTTGGATTTATACTGGTTGTATGTGGATATATGTATTACTCAAATTCGAATGATTTTCAATTAAAATGTATTGTATCAACTGTTGATGGTAATAAATATTGTGTTCGAGAACGTGAAAAAATCCAAGATGCTGCCGATTTATTAGCTAAAGTTACGGAAAAATGCCGACAACTTGTCGAATATATGAAAGAAAAATACCCAGAAAAAGATAGTGTAAAACGACTCGCTAAAGGATTCAATCCTAAAAAGGTAATGGAAACATTGCCAACTAGTACATATACAGCATATAGTGAGAACAAAGGAGAGAAAATCGCATTTTGTTTAAATCGTAAGTCCAAACAAAATAATAATGAATTGATTGATGAAAGTACATTGACTTTCGTTGCTATTCATGAGATGTCACATGTAATGACAAAATCAATTGGCCATAAAAGTGAGTTCTGGGATAATTTCAAATTTTTATTAGAAAATGCTAAAGAAGCTGGAATACATAATCCAGTAGATTATAAACAATCCCCAAAAGAATATTGTGGTATGAAAATACATGATAATCCTTATTATGATATATAAGATTTATACACCATCAGTTGTGTTCTCTATTGTGGATTCATTTGTAATACCCAATCGTTCTTTGCGTTTTAAATAAGCTCTATGACGATATTCTTTTAACCTTTCTGGATTCTGCTCTTTTAATTTATTCAAATATTCTCTAGCATTTTGCTTTACACGCTCTTTATTTTTTTCATAATATTTCTTATGTCTTTCATTATTTGTATATTTTTCTAATTGTTGTTTTATTTTTTTAATCTCGTTTTGTAAAGCTACTATTCTTTCGTCTTTTGAGTCCATTGCCTGTCTATATACTAGAGCTATCTACTTTTTTTCTAAATAAATAACGTAAAATTGTTTTTATAATAATCATCGTATGGTCACCATCGTATGGTCACCATCGTATGGTCACCATCGTATGGTCACCATCGTATGGTCACCATCGTATGGTCACCATCGTATGGTCACAAGTTTTTTGATATTGTATCGAAATACAATATTAAAACATGATTTTATATTTCTAAATGAAAACGGGATTTATATTTATGCTACCATTTTAAGACCTCCAATCAAATTGGCGCCTAAACCGAAACCTGCTCCTCCTCTTGCGGATGAACCCATTGCTGGAATAAATACATCAAGAACACTAAATGTAGCAGCAGCCATTAAAGCAATAATGACAATTTCTTCAACATTTAATTGTTTTCTTGGGATAGCATAAGCACAGATTGCTACTGCTAGACCTTCAATTAAGTACTTAATTGCGCGCTTAACTAATTCAGTAAAATCAAACATTCGAGTTACTTATATATTATATTCCAACAAAATAAAATATTTCAAAAATACCCTAAATAAATTATTATGTTTTGAAAACACTTAAACAGTAAATCATTTTATAAAATATAATTATTGGAAATGTCTTCCTTCGAAAAGAAAACATTGGAAAACGGCAAGCCTAATCCTAAATATATTGATTTATGTGATGAAGACCCTCCAATTGCCGGACAAAAATTCGTCTGTATGTCTTTTGTTTCACCAGAAAAAATTCTGAAAAAACGTGAAGTATATCTATTTGACCAATTTATCAAACAGTGGGAATTTTCTAAGTCCATGGAAAGATATTTTGATTTTATCCATTTCATCGCATATAAATACAATTTAAAAGTAGAAGAACTTATTAATGATTTCAATGATTTTGTAAAAGAAGAAAACGATAAATTGAAAAAGAGTGGAATAGAAGACGATTATAAAAATTTTATGGATAAACAAGAAGAGAAATTAAACGAACAATTTAGTCGCGAACATGCTTTCCAAACATCGGTGCGTGGTTTGAAAGTACGTGGTGTATTTCCTACTCAAGATGAGGCGGAAGCTCGTTGTAAAAAAATGAGAGAACAAGACCCTAACCACGATATTTTTGTCGGTCCAGTAGGTATTTGGATTCCATGGGACCCTGATGCTTATAAAACTGGTCGTGTTGAACATCTTGAGGAAGAATTAAATGCTCTACATAAAGAAAAACTCAAGAACGAAGAAATGGCTAAGAAAGAATTCGAGGAACGCGTTCGTGAAACTAAAAAGAAGGCTATTATGGAGAACATTGAAAAGGCAAAGAAGAGTGGTAATGTATTAACACAAACTATGGACGAAGAAGGTAATTTAATTGGTGTCAAAGAGACAGTTAATTTCGAAGAACGTGAGGTAGCTGACGTAGAATCCACTAAACTTAGAAATGAATTATTAGTTAAATCAGCACTCGAAAATAATGTTTCAAATGATAATGATGATAAAAAAGATGAATAGGCTAATATATATAAAGTAGTATCGTAAAAAATATAAAGTATTGATGCTTTATATTTTTAGACAAATATATTTTTCATGAATACTTTTTATCAAATAATACATAAACAAAATAGTGAATCCGATGAATTATATAATTATAATTTAACGGAGTGTAAAAAAGATAATTGTATCTCTTTTTATAAATGTGTTTTCGATTATGAATTAATTGCTGTTAGAAATCGTTTTGTAAAAGATTTGGATGAGAATGGATATATATCATATAATTGCCATTCTGTCACTACATTTAAAAATATGTTATATTTATTATTTTGTGGTATAAAAGAACCATCTATTAAAAAAAAATTTGAATATTATAAATCAACAGTACATAATTTTTTTATTACTCCTGATACAAAAGATATGTTTATAGATGCTTTTTCTAAAGCACAGTGTTTATATTATAGATTAAATCGTCTAGTTAGAAACTATAAATGGCGTAAAACAAGTTTTGCTATCCAAACTGATATATATTTGAATCCTATTAGTGAAAATAATCGAAATGTTATCACTATTTTACAAAATGGTAAAAAATATCTATTTACTATTATGGATTTAAAACATATTGTTGAAACTTCTCTTATTAATAGTCCTTACTTTTTTTCAGAACCACTTCCTTCGAAAAATCCATATAATAATTTACCATTTCAAAAATCGGATTTGTATAATATTTATTTTTTTATTAAAAAAAGTGATTATGTTATGTCGTCATTGTTTCATCAGTATTTTTTATGTAATTTCCATTTAAAAAAATTTCGACTTCATAATGAGGTTTTAATTCGGAATTCGTATATTGATAGTTATATCAAAAATAGCGATGAGAATATTCTCTATAAACTCAGTTTGCGAATATTCAAAGAAAGTAAATTTCATAGAATCATTTCAGTGGATAAAGATTTTCCAAAAGAAAAATTGGTTACTATTATGCGTCCATATATTCGTCTTTATTTACATAAGGAATATTCACTTGATATTTCTTATCGGTATAAATGTTCTCGAGAATTAGATATACGTCTTTCCCAATTTGTAAAATACAATAATCGATTTGGCAAAACTATTATTATACAACAAAATGATAAAAAACTTATTATTTCTCATAATGATAAACATATCCCTTTTAAAAAGACGAATTATTTCGATTCTTATGAAAATACTCACTTAGAAATCGTTGATGATGATAATGAAATCTATGTATCTGATAATGAAAATGATAGCGATTCTGACAATGAATCGGCAAATGACGCTGAACCTGTAAATTCATTTACTAATATTCAACCGAATGATTTAACACAAGATGCTATTATTTTTACTGATTTTGTCAGTGACATTCGACGGCGTTTGGAGTTTAGATCGGAGTAGATTTTTATATCCAATAATATTCAAACAAGAAAATATTATTGAATTTGATAATTTACCATTTATTTTTTTTTACATTAATGGCCGGTCCTTGACGTTTCTTTCCCTTACTTGGGTCATAAGCATCATCCTCGTCATCAGAACCCATATTTTTCGATATTTCCCAGAATTCTTTTGAACCTAATCTAAAATCTGGATGGTTCTCTGCTTTATACCAGAAAATCTGGTCATTCAATTTATTCGATTTCGCGTTGTTATTGATGACTAAACACTCATAGTTCTCGGTTGTTTGGTCCATCACCGCACAAAATGACTCCAATGTTGGAAACATACTAGCATAGTTCTCCCAAATACGTTTTCTATTTGTTAAATAAGGTTCTCTTAAAATAAAAACATAATCAATATTTGTACGTAGATTGGGTGGAATACCTAGTGGATACTGCATAGTAATAATAAGCATAATTTTCCAATGTCTACCATTCATAAATAACAGACGCATCATCTTATCCTTTGTCCATGTTTGGTCATATAAACAATCATCTAATATAACAAATGCGCGTGGGTCTATCGTCGTTTTTCGATACATCTCTAATTCTTTATTTACTTGCTTTAATACCGTTTTCTGCCTACGCAGTACATTTTCAATCAATACTGTATTATATTCTTCATGAATAAATAATTTAGGTACATGCGCAGCATAAAATCCATTACCTGCTTCTGTTCCAGAAATAACAGTACCAATTGGAATATCCTGATGATAATACAAAAGGTCTCTTACTAAAAATGATTTACCTGTATCACGACGTCCTATCATTACAATTACTGGCCCTTTATTTTCGTCTGGTCTAAATGTAATTTCACGCATATTGAATTTTTTTAATTCTAACGTCATATTGTTTTTGATTATTAAAATATATCAATATATAGATATTTATAAATAAACGTAACTATTATCGATTTTACATATTGGAATTTTGTAAAGTATATTATGTTACGTTTGAAAATCAATTCTAAAATATATTAAACACTTATACTGCTTTTCAAAAATGAATGTTCTCAATACTCCTAAAGAAAATCATAAATTTGATGTTGAATTTTTAAATACCGAATATATAAATTTAGAAAAATTAAAAGAATCTTTTGAACCATTCAATGAAGATTTAGAACATAACTATAACCCTTTTCATATTCAAAAAATACAAAAATATAATCCGATTTATTCCAAATTATTCGATTTGGATTCTTGTAGAAATATCGACTTTGAGAAAATTTCATTGAATAATAAATATCATTTCTATGATACTCAACATACTTATGATTTTTCTACAAAAGATATTATCAATAAAAATGTATTCATCAAATATTCTCCTTTATTGGACCCCATTCGCTACATGATTGGTAAATACTCTATCGATGATAGTTTAATCACACTACCAGAACATTGTTTGAATGATTCTGATATTAAACCACACCCTAAATTAAGTGAGCCAAATAACGCATCTTATGTTGATAGTTTTTTTAGTTTCCTTACTAGTAAGCTAATGGAAAAACATAATTTTATTCATGGTGTTGATTATTATGGTTCTTATTTAGGTATTCAAGATAAATATAAAATGAATGTTAGCGATGATTTGGATTACTTGAATAATTCGGATTATTTTAGTGAGAATATCAAAAAATTGTTCTCAATTACTGGTTTTGATAAAAACGAAATGTTCAATTATGGTTCTCGAGCTAATAAAAATCGTTTGGAAATTAGAAATACTCCTGTTAATATTGACGTATTTGATATTGGAAATAATACGACGGAAGAAACTAATTTTGTAAATGATATTGAATTAGATTATCAAAATATTGTTTATTTAAAAAATGATTCTACTGAGGTTGACGTTGATGTTGACGTTGACGTTGACGCGGATGCAGACGAGAATAATAGTGATTCTGAAAGTGATGATTCTGCGGGCGATGATTCTACGGGCGATGATTCTACGGGCGATGAATCAAGTGATAATGAGGATAACAATAGTGACTCATATGATGAGTCAAAATGGGAAACGGACGATTCATCATCTAACGATAATACTGAAAATGAAAATGAATATGCGTTTATTCATAATTTTCCAGTACAACTTATTTGTCTAGAAAAATGCGACGGAACATTCGATGAATTATTCGAAAGCTCGTCTATTACAAAAGAAGAGATTACCAGTGGTCTTTTTCAAATCATCATGACACTATTATGTTATCAAAAATTATTCCATTTCACACATAATGATTTACATACTAATAATATTATGTTCATAAATACTGATATCGAATTTTTATATTACCGTTATGATGGAAAATCATACAAAGTCCCTACATTCGGTCGCATTTATAAATTAATTGATTTTGGTCGTGCCATTTATAAATTCAACGGAAAATTATATTGTAGTGATAGTTTCTCATTAGGCGGTGATGCTAACGGACAATATAATTTCGAACCTTATTTTAATGAGAACAAACCTCGTTTAGAACCTAATTATAGTTTCGACTTATGTCGTCTCGGTTGTTCTATCTATGATTTTATTATTGATAACGATAATGATACTAATGCTTTCGATGACTTACAACATACAATTTATAGATGGTGTTTAGATGATTCTGGTAGAAATGTATTGTATAAACGTAATGGTCAGGAACGATATCCTAATTTTAAATTATACAAAATGGTCGCGCGTACTGTACATAAACATACTCCATATAATCAATTAGAATTCGATATTTTCAAACAATTCTTGACTCCTATTAATAATATTGATACTAATATCGAGAACCTCATGGATATTGATAGTTTACCATCGTATGTATAAATTTTTATTGATTTGATTTGATATGATTTGATATAATATTTGCCCTTTTACTATTATATTTTTATAATTACAATTGTAAAAATATATTTATATGTATATATATTTTATGGAAAAGAAAAAAAATAAATTGAATAAGAATAATATTATACAATATTCATTATACGTAATAATTGTTTTACTTATTGTTGTTTTTTATTTTACTAATACTACTTACTATTTAGCATATACTATTGATTATTTATTGAATAGACATAGTTATAATTTCAAAGAAGAATCACAATACAAAGATAATAGACTTTCACAAACAGATTATTTTTTAACTACTTTCATGAATAATAATCGTTCTGAAAGATTGAAAAAAATGCCTAAGATTGAATCAATGCCTTTGCCCGAAATACATATAAATGAATTAACAAAAGAAAAAGTAGCCGAAGTTTCAAAAAATTTCACTGAACCATTTATTATTAGAGGACTAATCAAAGATTTTGATTGTGTAAAAAAATGGAATTTAGATTATTTTGAAAATGAATATGGTGACATAGAAGTCCCTGCGTTCTCTGATGATAAAATAGTAAGTTATTCTAAAAATAATAGCACAGCGCTTAAAAAATGTAACAAAAATAATAATTTATGTACTATTCATGAAATATGCGAGGGAATAAGAAAAGGAGAACCTGTATATGTTAATAATATTTCAAAATTATTTACTGTATCTAAACAAGCCGAAACCGAATTGAATTTAGATAAAATGTCAAAAATAATGAACGAATCTTTTTTCAAACAAAAAAGAAAAAATGAATTTATGTCACAACTATTTTTAGGCGGTAAAAACACTGGCACTTCATTACATTGTGCTAGTAATGTAAATTTCTTTTTTAATATAAAAGGTACAAAACATTGGGGATTTATTCATCCAAAATATACTTCCTTAATCAAATGTCAAACTAGCAATAAAGGTTTATTTGCTATTTCAGATGATGATTTTTTCTCAGAAAAAGAAGATAATCCATTTTTGAAAATTCCACGGTATGAAGCTCTTCTACATTCTGGCGATTTTTTGTTTAATCCAGCATGGTACTGGCACGCAGTAAAAAATAAAACTGATTATACTATTGCCGTTGCGAATAGATATATATTTGACCTATTTGGTGAAGTGCCATGTATTACTAATAATTATTTTTTTAGTTTTTTACAATTATTTTCACCAGTATATTATTCAAAATGGGTTTTTTCTAATGATAAAGGAAAAAATACACAAGAAATATACGGTAATTTAATAGACCAAGAAATTATAAATAATATGTCACAATCAAATGCTATGTAGGCAAATATAATAACCTAATTTTGTACTTGGTCCTTGAAAATATATTTGAATTTACTGGTTGGGGTAAACCCATTAAAATTAGCACTAGACGCACTCAGCGTATAACTACCAAAATTCTCTACATATAAACTTTCTCCTATCGCTAATTCCGGTAACAAAATATCATTCGCTATTACATCAATCGAATCACAACTTTGACCGAAAATCTTACTTCGAAAACACGTCTCCTTTTGTTCATTGAATGGTAATAATGTCGGTTGATAGTGGTCATTTTGAATACAATTAAATGAACCATATGTACCCTCATTCAAATAATATACGTTTATTTTTTCGCGTGTTTCCTCGTCATAAACTACTTTTTTTCCAATTACGTTTATAACCAATGTATGTGTCTTTTGGGCAAAATATCTACCAGGTTCCGCAATGAATTGTATTTTTTTATTTGCGTTTTCTTCGTTAAAGAAATCGCGAATTCCGTCATTTACTCGATTTGCTATATCCTCAAATCGGATTTTTTTATCTACACCTGGAAATCCTCCTCCTATATCAATAATCGAAATATTAAATCCTAGTTTTAATGCTATATCAGTTGCTTTCCTACAATCTGATAAAGCATTATAAAATGGTTCTGGTGATAAACATCCACTTCCTACGTGAAAACTGAAACCTATGATATTGAGCTTTAATGTTTTCGCTATTGTTAATAATTCTTCTACTTCGTTTAGTTTTGAACCGAATTTACAATTGAAACGGCATATACTATGACTATCATCTACCGCTAAACGCAGAATCAATTTCGCATTTGGATGAAATAGTTTGATTTTGAATAATTCATATTCACTATCAAATACTAATATATCTACGTCATTACTACGTGCGAAACGGATTTTACTACTCATTTTGATGGGGTTTGCGAAAATTATTCTGGAAGGGTCATTCGTAATATCAATTATATTACGGATTTCTTTTTCACTAGCACAATCGAAATTTACACCTAACTCGGATAATGCTTCTAATATAACTGGATTGGGATTACATTTTACAGCATAAAATGGTTTCACGTCTGGCATCATTCTTATCCAATTATTATACGACTTGACGATTTCTCCCAAATCAATTATATAAAATGCTTCTTCACTTTGATTTTCTTGTAAAAAATCGTTGATTATATCATAATTATCTTTATCTGAACCGTATAATTTTACATCATATTTTTGTAAAAATCCGTTATCCAATGTTTTCATTTCTGTATATTTAGTTTCTGTAAAACTTACACGATTATCTTGTTGTTTTGATTCGGGGACGATATCTTGATATATATTATTTTCGTTTTCATTTTCTTTTTTTTTTTTTACTACAATATCATTGACTATTGTTTTAATAAGTTCGTTATATTCAGTTAATCCTATCGTCGTCATAATAAATATACCGTAAAAATATATTTATTATGTTTTTATATAATATTTTTATTTATTCTTCTGGAGTTACTATAATAGGTCTTGAGAATTCTCCTGGACCAGCCGCATTAACTGCTCTAATTTTAAGCGTACATGTATTACCATTAGCTAGTCCAGTGATTACCATTGGTGATGAAACACAAGGTGGTTCTAAATCATTTGAACTCCATCCTGCGTCTAATGAATATTGATAACTCAAAATTGGACTTCCTCCATTTTCAAGAGGCTCTTCAAATGTAACTGTAATTGTTGAATTGGATGGGATAGCATCAAGTAGATTTGGAACTGATGGGACAGAAATTTCTGGTTCTGGTTCAACAACTGGTTCTGGTTCTGGTTCTGGCTGAACAACTGGTTCTGGTTCAGGTTCAGGTTCAGCTACAACAACTGGTTCTGGCTCTGGCTCTGGTTCTGGTTCTGGTTCTGGTTCTGGTTCAGCTACAACAACAACTGGTTCTGGTTCTGGTTCAGGTTCAGCTACAACAACTGGCTCTAGTTCTGGTTCTGGCTCTGGTTCTGGCTCTGGTTCAGCTACAACAACTGGTTCTGGCTCTGGTTCAGCTACAACAACTGGTTCTGGCTCTGGTTCAGCTACAACAACTGGTTCTGGCTCTGGAACAACTACAACAACTGGTTCTGGCTCTGGAACAACTACAACAACTGGTTCTGGCTCTGGAACAACTACAACCATTGGTTTTGCTGTTAAATTATTAGCAACTGCCTGTGAAATATTTGAGAACATATTGAAATTCGATTTTCTTCTACCACCTCTTGAAAACATTTTATATCGTAATATATAAAATGTTCATATATATTTTTTATATTTTTTTATGATTATTCACTAAATATTCTATAAACCAAACTTTTCTATAAATTCATCAGGAGTCATTATTGGAATACTATGTTCTACAGCATATTTTGTTTTATTTGAAACGTCTGTCTTTGTTTTGACTATCAAATAATCAGTATTTTTTCCTATATTATCATCTAAAAATCCTCCTATTCGTTTCAATGCCTCTATAATTTTGGCATCACGTACTTTTGTCATAACCACATGTTTTCCATATAATGGATTCGATGTATCTTTTGGTATAGTTTCCTCAAATGTATTCTCTAATTCAGGTTTTGATGACGCATTCAATTTATATTCTAAACCACATTCTTTCAAAAATGTCATAAATTTCGGAATATTTTCAACAAAACTATTAGCATTTTCTTTACCAATGCCATCGATGCCTTTTAACATTTCTACTTTTTGTTCTTTGGTTTCATTACTTGTAAGAATATTTGGATATTTTTCCAAAATTGGCTTTATTTTACGTTCTCCTATTCCACGTCCTAATAAATTCGATGCTGCCATTATTTTCAATAGACTCGCATTTTCCAATTTGGTTTTAATACCGTCGTATATTTTATTTATCATTTTCGTTTTGAAACCTTCTACTTTCTCATAATCCGTTTTACTCATATGTAATATTTTTGGAACTGTATCAAAACCTGCCTTCATTAACCGCGATACATTTCCACTAGATAATCCATCTACTTCAATGCCTACAAAAAATGCTGTTATGTTCTTTTCTCGTACGGTCATATCTTCATCGGCAGAATCCAAAATAATATCTACATGTGTATCTGTCCAATGATATGGTTCGGTCGGCATTTTTGCTTTTTCTGCTGGTGTTGTAACTGATTTTATATGTGGAATAACATCTCCACTTCTTATAATTTGTATAAGAGCACCAATACCTATTTTATTTGTTTCTATATAATTACCATTGAAACCAGTAGCATACTCGATTTTTACTCCTCCTAATTGAATTGGTTCTATTCTTACACGTGGTTTCAAATATCCTGCCTTGGATGGTGTCCATATAACATCTACTACCTTTGCTTCTGCGATTTGGTCGGATATAACCATCTTAAATGCGAATGCGTAGTCTGGATTACCTTCTTTACGCGCATGAATATTATTATCACAAACTATTATTCCATCAATTTCATATTCGTAGTTATTACGCCAATCCATGAGAACTTCCGATAACGATTCGTTGGTAATATTCGTTTCTAATTTGTTACGGACAACCTCATGTCCGGTTTCTAATAATTTCGACATTTGTTCGCTTGGATTAATAAGTGGTTTTATTACTTCATATGTTACAAAATGTAAATCTTTGGCCTTTGTGTCAACTGTTTTGCTATTGATTATTCCAGAAACTAGGTTTCGTGGATTAGCAAAACTCGATTTGTATTTTTCATCAAAGATTTTCTTTGGTATAATAAATTCGCCTCTTACTACGAGTCCTTTTTCTTTTGGTAGGTTCAATACTTTTAATAAATGTGAAATATCTTGACCAACTGTTCCATCACCTCTTGTATATAATTTTGGCGTATCACCTTCTGTTGTATACATTCCACTTACACCATCTAATTTACATGATATCAAATAGGGTCCTGAATATTTTTGTTTCCAACTTGAAAGTGCGTTTGTATCTGGTTTTATTTTATCCATTGATGGCATATTATATGGTAATGTAACTTTGTTCTTTTTTGTCAGAATCGGTGCTCCTATTTGTGTCAATGCCTCGTTCTTTGGATATTTCGTTTGAATAAATTCTTTTGTTATATCGTATTCATTATCACTCATTATCGGTGTTGTTGTATTATAATAATAAAAATTGGAACTTAGTAACATTTCTGATAAGTCTTTTTCTGTGAGTTTTTCTAGTACTGAAATTCCATTGTTTCTGAAGTCTTCTATGTTTTTTGTTGTTTTTGAGTTTGGTTCTGGTTTTGGTTCTGGTTTTGGTTCTGGTTTTGGTTCTGGTTTTGGTTCTGGTTTTGGTTCTGGTTTTGGTTCTGGTTTTGGTTCTGGTTTTGGTTCTGGTTTTGGTTCTGGTTTTGGTTCTGGTTTTGGAACCATTTTTTGCATAGGAATAATAGGTATAATTACATCTTCTAATTTTACACTATCACGTATTATCAATCTTTTCTTTGATTTTTCCTTAGTTTCTATTGGTATTTTTTCTACCTTTTGTTTTGGCTCTTTTGGTATTTTTTTGGTTTTTGGTTCCTTTGGTTCCTCTTTTAATATTGGAACTGGTTCTGTACTTACAACAGAACGTCCATCAATTCGTTCTACCGGCGTTTTATATACTAATTTTAAATAATCAAAAATATCTTTTTCATTTTTAAACACAAAATCTACCTTTTCCTCCTTTTCTTTCCCTACTTGCTTTTTATATAATCCATGTTCATTTAATGACGTTCCCATAGTCAAAGCATGACCTCTCATCACTGTATTAAATGCTTTACTACCTGTAAAATACAAAACAGCAAATGGGTATTCCTCTTGTGATGTATACATAAAATCTACTCGTCTAGCTATTTGTTTATTCGGTAATTTGGTTATCACCAAACATTTTGTTTTTCCAAAAGATAATATTTCTAAAATAATCTTTGATTCTTTTAATTTTTCAATGAATTTCGAGAACATTTCTGGATTTGGTGAGGTAATTATAACATCAATATCGCCTGATGTTGCGGCTCCTCTTCGATAACTTCCTACAATCTCATAGTTTGAATTTGGGGTTTTTGTTGCGTCAAATGCTTGTTTGAAAACATCGTTATATTCATCTATTTCACTACGTGGAATACGTTCCAAAATATCTTCATAATATTTTAAACCAGCTTTTTGATTATCATTTAATAATTCATCTTGACGTTCTCGTAATTGGGCTATTGTAGTAATTCCTTTTTTAACTAATTCTTGTGCTTTTTTTGGACCAATTCCATATATTTCACTTAACAAATGTTCTGGATTTTCTTTCTCTCGTTCAAAGAGTGCCAAAGTTCCGGTTTCCGTATATTCTTTTAATTTTTCCATAATTGTTGGTCCTATGCCTGGTTTATTTCGAATCTGTTCCAAATCGGTAATATCTACATCTATTTTCATTATTGTTTCTTGTGCTTTTGTATAAACTCTACTACGCATCATATCACCTTTTTTTGCCATTAATTTTGATAATTTTTCGAGAACTTCTATTATAGTTTCGTTCATTCTGGGCATTGGTTTTGGTGGTGATTTTACTATAATTGGTGAAATCGTTTTTATTTCATTTGGTTGATTAATATTTTCTATTTGGGGTATAATTACTGGTGTATCTCTTATTATTAATTTTGGCTCTTTGGGTTCCTTGGGTTCTCGTACTTTCTTGGTTTTTACTGTTTTTGCTGCTTTTGGTTCCTTGGGTGGTTTGGGTTCTCGTACTTTCTTAGTTTTTGGTGATTTTGGCTCTTTGGGTGGCTTAGGTTCCTTGGGTTCTCGTACTTTCTTAGTTTTTGGTGATTTTGGCTCTTTGGGTGGCTTAGGTTCCTTGGGTTCTCGTACTTTCTTGGTTTTTGCTGCTTTTGGTTCCTTGGGTGGCTTAGGTTCCTTGGGTTCTCGTACTTTTTTGGTTTTTGGTGATTTTTTCTTTTTGGGTTCTTTGATTTCTTCCTTTGCTAAACTCTTTATTTCAACAGAATTTGTTTTTAGGGGTGTTAATATTGGTGTTTCTAGTATTTGTTCCATATATATAATATGTAACAAATAAAACGGGTTTATATACTCTAAAATCCTGGTTCATCTGTAAAAACTTGTGTTGCCGATGGATTCAATACTTTGTTTTCGGTTACTACATTAAAAAAATCATGTATTGAGCCATCTAATTGAAAATATACAAATAAACTTATAATCGAGCATACAAATACCAAAAAAGCATCTCTTACTAATAACTTCAATGGTTTCCATTCTTTTTGTATATATTTCATTTCAATAAACTTAACTAAACAAAATAAAATTGTGATTAGAATCGAAATACCAAATAATTTTTCCATAATATATAAAAATCCATGTTTTTTATATGATTATTATAACGCAATAATATTACTAAATTATTATCGTAGTTTTTTATATTATAAATATATATATTCAAATAATGAATTGGGTATTTTCTCTTTACGTCGCTATTCTATTCTTTCTATTAACTCCTGGTATTCTACTTTCTCTACCTCCAAAAGGTGGTAAATACATAGTAGCCATTGTTCATGCCATTGTTTTCGCCGTTCTATTACATTTTAGTGGTAGTTTTATCTCAAGTTGCTCTGCCAATCTTTCATCTGTTAAACCAGTTGTAAAAGAAAATATGAAATTACCTACTATGTAATATATTTACTACAAAAATCTAAATATTTTTATAAAAAAATATTTAGGGAAAACTATTTCAAACCAACCATTTTATATCAACTCTTCTACATCATTCAAAGTAAAATCACTCAATGAATTTGAACTACTTGGTTGGTCCAATATATCAAATCCACTCAAATCTATTTGGTCGCCATGTATTTTTATACGGTCATCATCATTATCACTATCCGATTCCTCGTCTAATTTACGTTGAATTGCCCGTGATGTACTTATTTCTTCTAAACGTTCAATCGTTTTTGGTGCTTCTATTGTTTTAACTACATTAGTATCATCTAAAATAGAATCGATATCATTGAAAGATAATCTAGTAATTACATCTTCATTATCAATGTTTTTAACTGATGGAACTACCGATGGAATATCTTCCTCTTTTGATATATTTTCAGATTTTGCGTTTTGGTCCATATCATCTTGCGTTGAATCGCCTGCGGCAGCACCACCATTGATGGGCTCTTCGATATTTTCAATAATAACCTCTTCTTCTTGTTCTGTACTTTCATCCATATAAGCCCTTATGATTGCCTCTGTTGGAATACTTTCGCGAATAGCTGTCAAAATACACTCTTGTACGATTTGTTCAAGTTCTCGATTATTCTTTTGATATTGTAATGGTGAAATACTTTTTTCAAACAAATATACATTTTTATATACAGAACGTGCTACATTGATATATACTTTATGAATAAATACGTCTAATTTCGGTATTGATATATCGATTTTTTTTTGTTTATTACCTACACGGATACATGTCAAAACCTTTAATTGTATGATATGAACACATGTAATCAAATCTTCTAAATAATTACAACCACTACGTTCTACTATACGCTTACGTTCTTCTTCTACAATTACATTATTCCATTTTGGAATACGTGAAAGTAAATTTTGGAATGTCATCAAATATTTATTTGCCTCGTCATTTTCAACACATAATTTCCATGATTCGTTAAAAATAGAACGTACTCCTTCCACTACTAATGGTGTAAAAATACTCACTAATCGAGAACACCATTCATTACGCGATTCATTTAAATTGGAAATTACAAAATCGTCCATTTATTATTATATTTTCGAAATATTTTTTAAGTCATTATTTGAACGTAAATATATAAAATCGAAAATATATAATAATAATAATTTCTCACAACGGAATTCAGATTTTATTTTATCAAAACACATACATATTACCGATTTGTTTAATGGCTCTATTAATGGTGTGTTCTCAATCCAATGAATTAAATCCAGACATGATACTCCTTTTTCGTAAAATTCATTTGCTAATTTTGTAAAATCCTCATGGGTGATTTCTTGTTTTCGATTATCGATATCTTTCATTTTTTCATCAACCCATGTATGGATGTTCTCATTATCAAATGAATAACTCTTTGAAATAGAATATTGATGTAGATTTGTAATTTTATTTTCAATAGAATTCGTTGGAATATATTCTGGTACGTAAATTTCGCAAAATCTCGATAAAATTGGGTTCAATAATTTTTGTTTGTTCTCGACTATTATAAAAAAACGTGTATTGAAACTAAATAATTCGATACAACGTCTTAATGCTGACTGCGCATCGATTGTTAAAAAATCCGCATTCAATAATACGATAGTTTTGAAAATCATACCATTATTCGATTGTATATTGGTTTTTGCGAAGAATTTTAATTCTTCTCGTATGAATTTTATGCCTTTTCCATGAGCACAATTGACAAACATCACATTGGATTTTAATTTAGTCTTATCATTTTGATATATTTTATTTAAAAATTTATCTACAATTGTTCTCTTACCACTACCAGAAGAACCATGAAATATGATATGTGGTATTTTATTAGATACCAAATAATAATCTAGTTTTTGGTAAATTTTTTGATGAATCGGTAAATCATTGGTTGTTTCAAATGAATTTTCCATTGAGTATTGAGAACCTAGGTTTTGTAATATATATAATAAAATCATGTATTTTTATATATATTTTTTATTGATTACTTTTATTGAATAGATTTATGTCAAGATATTACTATACCAAGAATATAATAAAATGATGTCCCAAAGATGATATAAAATGGAGAACAATATGATATAATTCTCTTATCCTTTTTTCTGGATGATAACAAAAACTTTCAGTATAATATCCATATACATACAAAAATATACAAATCAAAAAAGTAGATACTATTAATGATATTTCTAGAAATTTTTCAAAACTCATTTTTGTATACAGCATATATGCTCCGTATAATATGATTCCCCCTACCGCAAGTTTATCAATACTATTTGTATAAATAGTATCATTAGAATGTACTATAAGTGATGTTAGTGTGAGTATAAAAAACAATAATGAATATACGTAATATTTTTTATAAAATGCCGCAAAACTATTTGTAATAAAAAACATTGACGAATAAAGTAAAATATTTTTTTTTGTAAAGTTCTCGATTTCCATTTATATATTATGATATATTTTTATGATTTCTAGAATTCATATTTTTTTACAATATTCAATTGTTTTGTAAAAGCATATCTTTCATGGTACATAGTTCTGCGTCGTAAATTACAATTCAGACATGCGACCACTACGTTTTTCCTATTATGACCGAATTTATTATCTAATCTATCGAGTGACCATTGTGTAGGTTCTCTTACATACTCATACAAAAGGAGTGATTGTTTTTTACAATAATAACAACAACATTTGGATTCTACTAATAAATCGAGAACATATTCTCTATCTATAAAATGGTTCTCCAAATACTTGTTTTTTATTATATCTTGTGTTTTATAACCATATATTTTTTGATTGATTTGTTGGGATATTATCTTACATGCTGAAAAATCCACGATTTCGTTTGTTTGTATTTGCTTAAGATACCGTAATTGGTTCTCCAATGATAATTCGGTTTCTGAGAACGTCCATGTACTTGTCATAGTAACCACTCGTTTTTGACGTTCTTTTGGAACATTGGGTTCTTGGTCATCGACATCGTCTATACTAATATCATCATCGTTATGTTGTGGTTGTTTTTTTTTCGGTTTTTCAACAGGCAATTCTATTTTTTTTATAGTTTCTTCCATTCTAGTATTATATATATTGTTGATTTTAGATAATTTTACTACAAATCAGTTTTTGTTATTTAACTAGAAAATTCCCCAAAAAATATATATACAAAATATATATAAAATATGTCTTTGTTATATAGACTTATACCTTTACGTACTTTACGTAGAACAAAAGGAGTGAAATTTGATGAAATAGTACCATCTGATATTCCAAAAATAGACGGAATTGACCGCGTAATCCATGGACCCAATAGTATTTCACCTGGTCCCATTGATAATATAAAACGTCCATGGTATATGCATACTGGGCAAGATGATAATTTGATGGTATTACAAGGTGAAAGATATATTGATGTTTATGAACCTAAATCAAATAAGTCCGCATCATTCATTGTAAGTCCTGATAAAATATACAAAAACGATAAACTTTACTATGATGGACCAGCTATGATTGTTTGGCCAGCTGGTGTATATCATCGTATAATTAGTGGGAATGATGGTAGTATTAGTTTGAATTTTGCTACACGTAATAGTAATTTCAATCTTGATGATAATTTCAATATTTATCAATTAGACAAAAGTACTGGTGAATCCAAATTATTACGAAATGGAAAGGATGACCAACCAGACTTTTTTTACAAATATCCTAGTCCTGAAATAAAACAATTAGTTAAGGAAGATGATATTATCGAGTCAAAATAATTGTTGTTGTTGTTGTTGTTGTTGTTGTTGTTGTTGTTGTTGTTGTTGTTGTTGTTGTTGTTGTTGTTGTTGTTGTTGTTGTTGTTGTTGTCTATAATG